TATAATTGGCCTTGCAGCATTTCCATTAATCTCAAATATAAGATTTTCATAAATCTTTTGAGAAGCCTTAGATTGTTCCTTACTTATGATTTTAAAATTAGTAACACTATCATCCGTAGTTATATTAAATAACTTTAAATTATCATCATAATCAAACCTAAAACCATAATCCTGAAGGTCATCGTCATATGGTATATCCACTATAACTGGCCTACTTTTAAGAAGATATATACGTTTAATACTTCCTGTAACTGGTTGACCATCAATAATAGCCCTAAAATATTGTCCTTCACTTATTTTTACTAAATTATTATTTACCTTTTTCTTAATAACTTTCTTTGTTGCCATTTTATTTAATTATTTCTTCTTTTTATTAATTACTTTCTTCATTGGTTTCTTAGCAGCTTTCTTAGCAGCAGCCCTAGCCTTTTGAACCCCAAAAACCCTTCTAATAGTTGTTAATTCATGAGGATCCATATTAAATGGATCAAAGTTCCTACCATTTGATCTAATCTTCTCCATACTTGCTTTAATATCCTTATATTCAGGACTAACAAGAAGTTTAGTAATTGCATTAACCTAATTCTCTGACATAGTAAAATCACCACATCCAAATATATAAGTTTTATTTTTTAATCTTGCAGTATAACCATTTGCTACAAATTCTTTATTATTTTGTGACATTTTATTTTATTAATTTTTTTATTAATTCTTTATTTATTAAACTTAATTAAAATCAAAATAGATTATTTCAGGAGAATAATTATAATAAGCTCCTAATGTAGGACAAAGCCATAAATTCTGTTCAACTTCAGGACAGTAATAATCTGTACCAGATGTAATATCCCCACTAATATATTTAGCAGTAAGTTTAGCACTTGGAAATTTAATATGACTAAATACTATAGTACAATCTACTCTTCCTTTGCATAGTTTATCAAGAACAGTATCTGCTCCAGCTACAAATGCTTCTCCTTTAATATCTCTTTCTTTATCATCAAACATCCATATTCCATTTTGTTTATATGGATAAATAATATATAAAGAGTTATTATCTTTAGTAATAGTTAAAACCTTAGGTTTTCTACCATTTACTTTTTTATTTTTTATCAAAGCTATTTTTAACATCATTAAATTTTAAAAAAATTAAAAGGAAGGATAGTAACTAAACTATCCTTCCTATAATTAAGTAAGTAAATCTATTATTATTCCCCAAAAATAGTTTTCTTAAGTTCTTCTAACCTTGAAACCTGACCTTCAATTTCTTCAATTTGTTCTTCTAATTCAGAAATAACAGATAACTTATTATCAAGATTACTAACATAAGTCTCACAATAAGTTTCTACTTTTTCTGCAGTTTGAATTTCAGATACTTCAATATTAGTAACTGCCTCAGTAACAGTTTCCTGTGCATCTATAATTTTTTCATTAATAGTTTCTATAGCTTCTTTTCTAATAGCTATTTGTTTATCTATATACTTTTCTAACTTTCCACTAAAACGTGAAACTTTAGCTTCATCTCCACCTTTTAAAAAGGCCATAACTTTAGTAACTAAGGTATTCTTTTGAACTGACATTTAATTTTGTTTTAAAGTTTAACTAATTGTTTATTTGATTTTTTATTTAATTTACTTACTTTAATCGTTAATTCCCTATTAAAAGGTTTACGTAGATGTTCTTTCTCATCAAACTTTTTATGAGGAATTTTATCTATTTTAAATAATACTTCTTCCTTAATTGCTGGATAGTCATAAACATAAAACTTATAAGGTTGTTCTGTTTTAGAATCTCCAAAAACTTCCTGAGGTTTATAATTTATTTTCTTATAAAACTCTTCAGTACTAATAAGTTCAGAAAATGAATCTTTCCATCCTTGAAGTTTATTTATACCAAGTTTAGTATTACTTTTATCTATACCATAATAAGCATCTATATTATATGACCAATTATCATTATTAATAAAAGATTTAATCTTCTCTCTATTTTCTATAGTAACTTGAACACACCAGCTATTAATAGGTTTATTCTTTTCTGGAAGTAATTCAAATTTATTATCTGTATTATCTAAAACACAACGTCTATTAGAAGATTTACCATTAATAGTAGATATTGTAAAGAAACTATCTTTATAATCATTAAAAGTAATAATATCTCCAATATTTATTTCAGAAATACCATATCTCTTATAAACTTTAAATTCTCTTCCTTGATAATTTTCTAAATCTAAAGGAAAATTACTTTCTTCTTGTTTAATAGATATTTTATCTTTTTGTTCTTCATATAACTCTAAATCAGATAAAGAGAATGTAGACAAACTACTATTTGGTTGTTCTCCTAAATTATAGTTATTATTATTAGACATTATAGAAGTTATATATAAGAATTTTAGATTTTTTTCTTTAGCTTTTTTAATTGCAAGACATTCTTCATAAGGAAAATTAATAGCATCAGCAGTTTTTTTAGTTGGTATCTTCACTTTATCACCAACTTTAAAACCATAAATCTGACCTTGACTTCTATCTTTACTATCATTTATTAATTCAGTAGAAGTAATATAATTATATCCAATACTTTTCCAGTAATCTATTGGAGAATAACTAGATAGTGAAATACATATTTTATCTCCATAGTTATTCCAACCTTTATCAAGATCATGTACTTTTAAATTAGAACCTGTTAAACTAACACATTTAGTAAGATCTTCCCTTGTTAAACAATTAATAACAATTTTATTATCTTGTAAATATTCTTTTGTATATTTCATGAAATTAGTTATTAAAATTAAAATAATCTTCTTTGGATGCCATCCAATTTTTGACGTAATTATTATGATATCTTAAGGCTTTAATACCTATTATCGATAAACGCTCTATCAGAACCTATGTTAAGTTTATAGAGTTTCCCTCTACTATTACATAATTCAAGAGAAAAGTATTCTTATTTGGAAGTATGAGGTATTCTTCGTATCTTTACACCTCCACAAATAAAGTACTAAATAAATGAAATATTCAAGAAAACAAATAACTTTAATATGTCCAAATTGTAAAAATTCATATTCTAAAGATGAAAGTGAATATAAAAGAAATCTAAAGCTAAATAGGCCTTCTTATTGCTCTCTTAAATGTTCAAGTAGTATAGATAATATTCCTCTAGAAATAAGAAAGCAACATTACTTTAAAAAGGGACATCCTGTACCAGAAAATTCAGTTGATGAATTTACACCTTTTAGATATTATCTTAAATCTTGTAAAGCTCATTTTAATGAAAAGAAAAGTAAGCATAAACTTTGTACACTTACTCTTGAAGATCTTAAAAATCAATGGGATTTACAAAAAGGTATTTGTCCTTATACTAAAATAGAATTAAAACTACAAACACATAGTAAACATGGTTTAAAAACTGAAATAGATTGTTTTCATTATGGTTCTGTAGATAGAATAGATTCTAGTAAAGGATATAGTAAAGATAATATAGAATTCATTTCAGTAGGTATAAATTATATGAAAAATAGATATACAAAGAAACAAACTCTGGATTTTATTAATGTAATTGTAATAAATTTAAAATAATTTATTAAAGTGGAGAGGAGTGGAGTTGAACCACTGTGTCCAATATATTAGACAGTAAATTACTACAAGTTTAGTTAATTTTTTCTAAACTAACAAAATAAAATAGTCTTCCAACTATTAGCTTTAATCTATCCTATGCAAAGTTTACCCAGGCCACTTTATGTAAAGTAGTAAACTCTAGGATTTTTGGCGAAGCTTAAGCTGCTACAAGTTCCTCAACTTGTTCTGTAACTATAACCTTCTTTATCAGAAGATTATGAGTCAGTGCATGCTTTAACTCTTGGATTGAACCAAGTTTAACATCGGTGTTACCACTTAATTTTTCCTATGAATTTATGAATCCAAACATCTATAGGAATCTGGATACTTGCAACTTAAAGTATTATATAAAGGTCTTTCCCGTCCTCCCCATAATTTTAAATAAATATAAAGTATAGGATTTGAACCTATGGATCCAGGTACTTTCAAAAGAATCATGGAATAGTTTCTATTTAGATATGCATATCCTATAGATTTTCTTCTCTTTAACTGCTAATTGACCAAACTATAGGAACCTTATATTTATATTTTAGCTGATTCTTACAAAATTAGCTATCTATTTCTTCTTTTTCTATATTTTTAGCTTTGCTAATAAATTTTAAACAGGGACATAATCCTTCTTCAATAATAATACTATTAGCTTTCTCTAAGTTATTAAGAGATAAACCAAATAATTTATCTGTAGTTACAAAGATTAACTTATCTTCACTCCATTTAAGAGTAGTTAAAATACTATCTTTATAACCTTCCATTTTTTTGTTAATAGCCTTAATAAGTTTTCTTTCTTCTATATAAGGTTTAACACTTCCAGAGTTTCTAACAGATAATCCCCTGCTTACTACTATTTTTAGTAAGTCAGAAGGATCATCAGTTAAATTATAATTATTCCAACCATTTTCTATTCCAATCATCATTGCATCATAATTATATTAGTTCGTGGATTCATATCTCCAGGCCTGAATATTTCACTAGTTCCATAAGCTCTTTTAGATTGTCTTCCCATTTGAAACTTATATTTCAAAGTCCAAAAATTAAGAATTCTTCTTTTACGATAATCTGAATAACTCTCATCAGGATGTCTTTCAGGACACAGATCTAGGTCTAATTTCTGTAAATCTACAGTAACTTTTTTGTTTACTTTTTGCAATTTTCTAAATATTTAATAGCATTATTTAAAATATTAATATCTTCTTTGCAATATCCTAAAAGAACATTACAACTATGACATAATAGACCTCTTACAATTCCTGTAGAGTGGTCATGATCTACACATAAGGGATATCTAGGATCCTTAAGCTTTCTAGTACAAGAAGTAGAACCACATATTAAACACTTTCTATTTTGATTAGCCAATAAAATATTATAATCATCAATAGTCATATTATAACATGACTTTAGATTCTTACTTTTAGTAGTTTTATATTTATGTTTATTATTATGATAGTATTTTCTACAAATTTCTCTTTTTGTTTCTAAATATTTTTCTTTATCAGGAGAAGAAAGAATTTTTAATCTCCTATTTTTAACTTGTTCACTTATTTTTTTACTATTTTTATTATAGTACTCTCTTTTATAAGCTTTACCAGCTTCTTCATCTTTGAATGGCATATCTTTTTATACAAAGATAAGGAGAAAAATCTAATAAATCAAATTTTTCTCCCTTTATTTTTCAAGATAACTCAACTGTTGGCTTTTTATTTCTTTGCATTAGTAAGACTTTATTTTATTGGAGATTTAATTATCTTACATTTAGTAATAAAATAATCTGTGCTTCCTCTTTGAAATAACATATTCTTAAATCCCCATACTTGATGATAAGTAAGCTTAATCTTATTACCATTATTTAGTGCATAGTTTAAACTATCTACTAAGCCATCTGGTGGATTATTAGCATCAATAGAGAACTCAAAATCATTAGATGTTCCATTATATCCTGTCTGAGAAACATTTAAATCTCCTTCCCATGTCTTAAATATAACACCTTTTTGTGAAAACTTAGCTAAATAACCTACACGATTACCATTAGAATAGTTTTCTGAACAAGAAGTGAATATTAAAGAGAAAGTTAGAAGTAATAGAATTATTTTTTTCATATTAATTTAGTTTTAAGTTAAAATGTAATTTATTTAAGTGTGTCTCCTACTTCATATTTATAATCAGTATAAAGATATAAATCAGCTACATCATTAATTTGTATATAATATTTATATCTATTATCATCTGATTTATTAACATTAGTTACTATAAATGGATGTTTTACACATGTACAGCTATTAAAGCTTAATATTATTAATATTAATATTAATAATATCTTAAACTTTATCTTCATCTTCATCTTTATCATCTTTTAGGTAATATTTAGTCTCCATTAATTTAATCTTATAAATTCCATAAGAAATCCAAAGTATTAGAGTATATTTCATACTCTTAGTTACATTAATTTCTACGTAGGATAAAATAAAGAAAATAATTAATGGAATTAAATTCTTTGATTTCATTTAGAATATTTAGGTTTTACAGGTTCCATTACATCCCATCCAAATATCCATACAGGAGCTACTAATGTTTCAGAGAATATTATACCAACTATAACATCTTCACCATTAGCTTCATAAATAACACTATCATTTTTCTCTGATTGTGTAGCTAGTCCATATGGTTCAATAGTTTGCATCTGTCCATTAAGAACCATTGTTTTTGAATGACTACATGAGGTAAGACCTACAATAGCCAGCAATAGGATTAGAAAAAGTTTTTTCATTTTAGATTTTCTTTTTTAGAGTTAAAAACATTATTAGTTGAATCTGACAAGTAACCATATTCAAATTTAATATGTTCACATTTAAGTAACTTATTATACATATTATTAGGAAAAGTATCTAAAAGAATATTATTAGCAGTAGCTATATTCTGACACTGAATTTCTAATTGATAATAACCTTCTCTTTGTGATTCAATAAAATTAGAAAGATCTTCATAGAATTTAACAAACTCTGAATAGGGAATTTGTTGATTTTCTTGTAACCATTTCCAGGTTACATTTTGACCATCCTTTCTATTTTCCATTATTATTTTACTAACTTCAATAAAAGTCTCTTTATTAACATTAGTAATCTTCTCCTTAGTTAAATAAGTCTTCCATAATTTATCATAAAAACCAATTCTTTCATTAGTTTTTTGATTATAAGCATTATGATATAAAGTTGATCTATTATATATACCATAGCTACTTTGTATTCCAAAAGAACTCCATTTAATTATAAATATTAATAATATAATAGTAAAAGAATATCTTAAGAATTTACTTATACTAATTGATTTAGTATCACTTTTTGAAGTAAACTCGTTCTTCCAATATTCTTTTACAATACGATCTTCATTAAATAAACAGGATATACCACAAGCTATCCAAACTATTATAGCTGCTAATTCTATAATTCCTAAAGACCATCCTAAAAAAGTAGGAAAATCTGGAGAAGAATTACATAATCTAAAAGGTAGTGCATTATTTAGAAAAAATACTAAAAATGGATATAATATTATCATTATTATCCAAATAGTACATCCCTGTCTCCAGGTAAACTTTTTTAAAATATCTTTCATAATTATTTCCAGTTTTTATGTTGAATTGTTTTTCTTACAAAAAATCCTTCTTTATCTATATATTCTATAGTCTGAAAAGGAACTTTCTTACCACCAAATCTATGTATTTGGGTTTCATTTTTTATGTGTTTGCAATGCTTTGACATTAGACTTTAGAAATTTTAATCTTTTAGTTTTTAAATAAGTTAGTAATCTTCCATAGATAGTAGGATCTTCAAATAGAATATTAAAATTCTTTAGTAAAAAGAAACAAGAATCTAATTGTTCTAAAGTAGTACATGAATCAATACAATTTTCAATTTTAGTAAGAGCTTTAATCTCTTTTACAATACTCCCATAAGTTAAATAAGAAAGTTTATGTCTAAAAGACTTAAAGCTCTTAATAAAATTTTTGAAATTCATAGAATTAGTTTTTAAATTAACTATTGAGTTGTAAATGGTGACTATGATACAAGCTTTTTGAAGTATCTAATGCTACTGATAAAGCAATTTTAGCTAATTCATCTCTTGTTCTCATTTGTCCTCTTTCATTACTTAAAAAAGGAGTTTTTAAGTTAATCTTTTGAACTGATTTATCAAGTCCAAAGATTGTTAAAGTACCTATAATTTGCATTTAATGTTAATTTTATTTTATTTATTCAATAGTTGTATTATTGTAAGCAGACTGTAATGTTGGTAGAACAATATCAAATAAGAAGCTAGTAGCTTTTTTAGAAGTTATTTGCTGTATAATTCTTCTCTGTTTACCCTGGTAAATAAGATGATTATCAAGCCTATTAATTAAATTTCTATGAGCCTTATCAATTATTTGTTTATTTTCTATTTTTCTTTTTTCCTTTTGTCTAGCTCTTATTTGCTCTACTAGTTTAGTTTCAGCTTCAGAAACTTTATCTGCTATTTCCTTAGGTACTATTATTGGCATTTTTTATATTCCCTATTAATTTTAAATTAAGTAAAGTCTTTATTTTAATTTATTATAAATAACTTTACTAATTTATGGAGATCCTTTATTTTGAGTAATTATAATCATAATTTAAGAATCTATTTTAATAGGTTAAAAAAAGAAAAAATAATCCTATGAGAACTTTCATTTCTCTCTGATAAACTCATAGGATTATTTTCTATAATTTAGCTAATAGCTAAATCACGTTTCTTAGTTTCAGCAACAGGTGTTAAGCTAGTTGCTGCTACTATTGAAGGATGAAACTTACCTTCTGTCTGGCGAAGTTTATTCTGGCCAGTAACTACATTAGACTTCCTTTTGTAGTCACCATTAACAGGTTTTTCAACTGTAAAAACAACTGGATCTCCCAGTTCTTTCTTTGCAGTCAATAAATCTGTTACTGTTGAAACCTCCATATCAATATCAATATTATATTGAGGTCCAAACTCATCATCATCTCCTGTCTCACGATAAGAAATTACATAAGTTTTACCCATTTGAAGGCCCTTATTCTCAGCTACTGTACCTGACAGAGTCTGACGATTAGGGATTTTACCCGCTTTTATTACTAAAAATACGGGAGCCTTACCATTCTTGTCAAGGCTAGTAGTTCCTCTGAAGGGTGCTACTGTTATTAAAGCTGTTCCTGAATTCATAAAATTAAAGTTTAAAAATTAAAAAAATTTGAAATTAAAATTAAAAAATGAGAAATGAAAGTTTTTATTATAAGATATTACTATCTTATTGTGATCTAGCCAGGAATCGAACCTGGGGCTTAAACTAATTAATTAGCTTTGTTCTACCTGCTGAACTTCCTAGATCCCCATAACTAAAATCCACTTAAAGTTATTATATTATATGAACCTTATGTATATCCTCTATTTTAATAGGTATAGATATAGTATCAAGTTCATAATTATCTTTGTACATACTTAAAATTTGTGCTCCCCAATATTTTTCATTATGATATCCTTGAATAAGATACATATTGGAGTCTTGTTTTCTTATTATTCTTGTTTTACCTGGAGAAATTTGTTGATTTTTATAGTTTAACCAAAGGGACACTATTTAAAGTATTTATAACAGATTAAATTATTAATAGGAAGTTCTATAGAATCAATTTTTCCTTGTATAACTTCCCCAGTTACACAAATAATATCAATTTCTCCTATATATTTTTTCATATAGTCAGTGATAACTTTCATAGTAAAACCACTATCAATTAAGTCATCAACTATTATGTTTTTATAATTATTTTCCAAAATATTCTCTAAAGAATATTCTGTGGAAGCATCATGAGAGCTTTCACCTTCCTTCTTAATATGAATAATTTTACAATTAGGTATACTATTAGCTATTATACCAGCTATAATAGCACCTGATGAACCTCTACATATAAGTCTTTTTTCCTCTTCTATAGTTACTAATTTAAGGATTTCTTCAATCATAATTTTAACTAAAAAAAGATTATCTGAAATATATAATCCAAATGGATAAGTACATCTAAATAGTTTACTATTTTCTATAACATTCATTAACAATTCATTAAAATACTAATTAAAATTAAGTGAGTCCTTGACCAGACTCAAACTACTTCCAGGATTCAAACCTGTCGGGCAAACCTACGTCATATATAGTTACAATAGGTAACACTTGAATAATAAAATTTAGGAATTAATCCTAATAAAAATGCTTTAATTGTCTTAATAGTAATTAGTATGAGATAGAGTCATCATACATATTTTTATATAAGCTTATTTAATACCCAGAGACTCAATAGTAGCTATAGTTTCTCTTTTCATTCTCCATAATGAATATACCAAAGAATGTTTTTTTAGAGTTACAGCTTCAAGTATAGATATATCTATAAACTTTCTAATTTCTAATAATTTGTTTTCAAGGCCTTCCATATCTTATGAAGTTTAATTTTTAATAAATAGATTTAAATAAAAGAAAAAGAAAATTACAAAGAGTTTGTGTTACCAACACAACCAACATACTTTGAGGATTATTTTACAGATTAAGATTTTAATGCATTATTACATACCTTTCTGCGTGGAATTATATGTGATCCCGAACCACGGGTAGAGTTTTATTTCTACTCTTTGTAATCTTCTTTATTCTTTCATTTAATTCTGAGATGTTAATCTCATTATTTCTAAATTTCTTAATCCTGGACAAAATAGAAAATATTCATCCTCAATTTGCCTTTGAGCAAGTAAACCTGTAAGATTATACTTAAAGTCTACAAAGAAATATAAAGGTACAACTTTATCAGGCTCCAGATATTCAAATATATCTGCCTGATCCAGTGTTCCATTAAAAACTGTACTCTTCTTTTTATTATCATCATTTTTCATAAAAGTGGATTTAAAATTTTAATGATTATTTAATTTCAAGTTTTTAACAGATTACCTATTAAATTATAAAGTCTTAAGATACTTATTAGCTTCTCTCTCAGTTAAATCTTTGGCAATAGGTATAGGTCTGCTAAAATCTGGATTTTTACTATCCAGTATATATTTTAGTATCCTATATCTTTCTTCACCTTCCCTAATACCTGTAAATACCATGTGATATTCAGCAGGAATAGGTTTTACTTTTTTAACTGTTTGAGATTTTTTCTTAGGCTTCACTGCCATATTTTAAGATTTGCCTGCTAAAAAAGTAGACATCTTAGCAAATAGCATAGTCTTCTGGTCTTCTTCACTTAAGAACTTATTAGCTTCAGCTTCAAATTCTTTCAGTTGTTTATGACGAGAATCAATAGAAACAATCTTAATTCTTAATTGAATATCATGTTTCCATTCTTCCTTAGTACCACCATCATTCCATACAGGAGCTTCAGTAATACCTAATTCGTCAATAGCTTCATTATAAGCTTTCTCTTTTGCACATATAATAGCATATGCCTTAATAAGATTTGGTATACTAGTCTCAGTCTTAAGGTCAATACCTTTAAAACTCTCACTTGTACCATTAGTTTTCCAGGTTGTAGTTTTTACAACATCAAGATTTTTAATTTCTTCTTTAATTGCTAATAATACATCAGGAATAGATGGATTATTGTCTACAATAGCTAATGCTGTTCCTGTTGCTTTCTTCTTGTCTGCCATTTTATTTGTTTTTATTTAATTTAATTTAATTTATTTAAAAAATTGAAAATTGATTCATATTTATATTATTAGTTTCAGAAGAATTTACTAAACTTAACCATTCTTCTATTGTAATAATTTTACAATCATCAGGAAGTTCATCTTCATCTAAATCATATGAAACTACTTTATTCCCATCTAATACATAATACTTATTAAAACAAGTAAATGAGAAATTAGCCCCATTTTTCTCTGTATAATGTTTATAAAGCTTCTTATAAAATTCTTCCTTAACTTTAATTGCTATTTTCATACTAAAAAATTGAATAAGAGTTAATAGATAATTTCTCTTCCATTATCATAAGAAACTTATCAACGGATAAACATTTACAATCATCATAAAAATTACTTCTCTCACCAGAATTTATACATTTATTTTTATCAAAATAATAATAAAATCCATCATCAATATATCTATAATCATTATTAACCTCTCCAAATATAGCTTGTATATATGGTTTTGTATCTTTATTTATTATAACACAAAACTTTTCAGGCAATTTATTTCTCATATTTAAAAGATTGAAATCTCATTAATATTTAATTTTAGTTCCTCTACAAGTTCTAATGCAAACTCATAAACTCCATATCCATCCATAGTTTCTTTTCCACTATAAATACAACCTTTCTCAGGATATCTTTCTATACTACCCCAACGCTTATCTATTATAAATTCAAGATTTTCTTTATATCCAGCTCCTCCACCATCAGGATAATCATCTCTACAATTTTTGAATCCAGGTATACATCTTACTTTATCTCCTATTTTAAATTTATTTTCCATACTTAGAATATTGAATATTCATTAATAGTTTTAATAGATTCACCTAAAAATTCTTTAGGAAAATATCCTTCTTTTATTTTATGCCAAAAGTTAAACCCTTCTTTAGTATCTGTCCAGGTAAAATTTCCTTTTGCTTTCGTTTCATCAATAGATAAATTTTCATTAGGTTTATTACCTTGTTTTATTTGATTATTAAAAGCCATCTCTTTAAGCTTTTCTGGTAAATCTTTTATTAACATAATTAAAATATTAAGTGTTTAGTAATACTTATTTTATTAGATCATCTTATTACAGTTATTGATTTTGATTATTGTGCGACAATATATTAAACCAACGAAAATTTATTTGATTCAGTAGAACTGTAATAATTAAGCCTTGTACCTACATAGCATTATCTAATGTGCACTTAGATAATACTTGGCATAATGGTATCTAAATTAGTAACTATGAAACAGTCTATGTCTATAACAATCAAAGCCTGTAATTACTAAATATCATAAAGAAGATGCAGCTCCTTTTAATGCTATAATAAAAGCAATAATAGCAACTATTCTTCCTCCTATTGAATCTATAAACCAGTACAAATTCCAGTCTATAAATGCAAATAAAATGTATATTATAATGGATATTATAGTAAAATATCCAAGAAACTTAAAGAGTTCTGCCATAAAATTATATTTTAAAAAATAGAAAAAGTATTAATTGATGGTACATATTCAACATATTTTTTTTGCATCTAAACACTGTTGCATATGTTCAGCTTTAATATGAGATTCAACATGTTTTATACTCTCACTATAGTTTTTAACATTTGAATTAAAATTGAGAGTAAGCTTTTTAGAACTATTGTCCATATGGCTTTCTATTATTCCATTTCTAATATACATAGTATGTGTATTATTATAGTTATAGAAACCATCCTTTATATCTTCTGTTTTCATTTATCGTTAAAATTAAGATTAAATTTATTATAAGTAAGTCATAATAGAATTTCTATGTATAGTGCTATTTACACTTCACTATATCGAAAGTAGTATCACTGATCAATGTGATATTATAGGTCTCTTTCCATCTATCTAGTAGCTAATTCAAGAACCCAAGAGAACTGGTGTCCTATTATGACTTACTTAAATCTTTATTTAAAAGTTTAAAAATAACTAAAGCACCAGCTAATTAAGCTGTTGAGTCTACATTCTCTGTTATGGATAGATTCTTTAGTTTCCTAACTATATTCCCTTAATAATTAGGCTCAATGGGAAATTAATAATATAGAGTATTCTTCACTAAACTACAAAATGAATGGACTTGACCATTGCCTCTCTATATTAAATTTTAAAATAAACTAATAAGCTTATCTATTATTATAACCCGGAGAAATTACTTATAGATACAGTTACCTCTTTGTCTTAATAATATATAAGGTTAACACCAAACTTAATTATTATTAATGTTTAAGAACTTATTAGTTTACTATTTGGTTCTCAGGTATTTTCAAACTGATATCCAAAGTTAAGCATTATTTAAAATATAGAAGCATTATCAATACAATCTAATATTTTTGTTACTCCTACAAATATTCTCCATTCTTCAATAGTCATTACTTTATAGCCTGATACTAATTTCTCACTAATTATAACTTCATTATCAAAGTCCTCTATATTATTATGATTAAAGTGATAATATTCATCCCAACAAGCAAATGACCTATCACTATTATTATTTTCTTCATAATACTTTGACAGTTCATAATTATCATCACCAGGTTTTATAGCTATTCTCATAATTATTGATTTAATTGAAAAGCTATTAATTCACTATTATATATGAATTTAGAACTATATACTGTATTATATTTTTCATCTATATAGTTATATCCTACTTGAACTCCCTGTTCTTTATAATCTACTTTAGTAATAGATGCTATATTTTTAATCTCATCATAATTAGACTTTAAAATTATTCCTATAGCCTTTTCAAACTTAGTCATTATATTCAATTTTATTATTAAAAAATAGAAAATTCATTAATACTTGATTTTCCTGTTAATAGCTTCCATTCATTAAAATCTATAATTTTATATTCTTTTCCTGCTCTTCTATTCTCATATTGAGATGCAGAATCCAGATCTATATGAGCATCCTTACTATCAACTTTATCTATCAAATAATAGTATTCAAAGTTAATAAAATCATATCCACTAATATAAAAAGATCTTAGCTCTTTAGAGATACTAGAATTAGGTTTAATAGCTACTTTCATGTTTATTATTTTAAAATAAAACTAATAGACTGTATGTTTAGGACATCACCCCAGTGAATTCACTCTACAGTTAAGTTGCCACTCTCGATGTACTTATTGAGCGCGTATTTAACACCTATTAGTTTTACTATTATCGTATCTAACTACGAAATCTTTAAAGATGAGTAATTGAACTCCAGGGTTTAATCTCTGATTTTAACTTATCAAAGAATAATAACCATGCTATTAAATAACATATTATCAATATAGTACTTATTATTATAAATACTATTGATAAATTATTAATCATTGAACCTATAAGAGAATAAAAAGCTGCTCCACTTCCTAGAAGTAGATTTAATAGCATTTGAAAATATTTTGTCATTTTAATGGATTTTAGTTAAGTAAATTACGGGAAATTGAATGAGAACTCAGGTCTTTGAATACCTATATTCTTGCTATAGAATTTTACTACACATTCTATTCCCTGGTTAATAGATTATATCCTTGGACCTTAGGGTAAGCAGCATTACCTGTTTCATCTATTAATATATTTTTATAAAAAGATTAAAAAGCTTATTTATTATAACTAGAGTTTCCTAATTAGATTAGTGTTAGTGAGCTATAACTCATTATACTTCAACTGCTATAAGTATTACCCTATAGTTTCTTTTATAAGAATGCGATACTCAGCACCTAGTTTTATAGTTTAGTAATTACAACTATCAAATTTTACGCTTATTAGTTTAATAATCAAAAGAGCGTCTGTGTAGGATAGGACTTAACTAATGTAACTATTATATAGTACGTACTTGGAGTCAGTGTCTAAGATAATGAGTCTTAGTCTTGCTTTGCTACCCTCCATTAGAATCAACTTTTAATTAATTAGTTTAATAGGGACTTATAATGACTATTATATAGTTAAATGCCCTATTTTTATATTTTAATTAGTTTTAGTCCTTTGATTAATTAATACAAATGATTAATTAATACAAATTCATCTAAATTGTCTATTATTCCATAATAAACAGTTCTTGTATCACCATCTTCTCTTATATTAAGCCAATTACCATTAGGATTATAATATATTATCCTTTTACCTTTAGGTCTTAAACTAACTGCTTTTAGGCAATCATCTTTATCAATAGTAATATCATAATTAGTATCTAAAAATGATTTCAATTCTAATGTACTCATAATAGTGGATTTAGTTATTTAAGCTATTTAATTAAAGGACTTAATCTATTAGTCATTACATCCCATGTAACTATTTCTCCATAATTTCTAACAGTAGTATATAATTCTTTAGGAGTAAAGTCTACTATTATAACTTCTGAAGAATTATTACAATCTTTATCTAATATAGCAGTTTCACCTCTTTTTAAATTAAATGGATTATTCATAATAAGCTATTTAAAAGGTAATTGGTTAGTAATTAGTAGATAGTAAGAATGGGGAATAAAGGTAGGGTGGAAATATCCTTCATTTTCTCAAAATTTCGCAGATTAAATTAAACACTTGTTTAACTTTTAGTAGAAACTTTACTTAAATCATATGTAATATTAGCAAATAAGGATATTATTATACCAAGTATTGATATAACTAGAAATCCAAAGATATATTCATTTCCTGTTATAATGGTTATTATTAATGAAAATAAACTCAATAGTATAAATATAATAGGACTCCACATAAATAAGATTAATAAGAGGTTTTTCATAAGAAGTTGATTAAGAGTTAATTAGTTAGTAAATATGTTACTTTTATTTAAATAATAGTAATAAATTAGTTAGTAATAAGGAGAAAAGGAGTAGTTTATATCAATAATATATTGTATCTTTATATTATGGAAAAGTGGATTAAAATAGAAGAATTAGATAATCTTTATTCAGTATCTAATAAGGGAAGAGTTAAGTCTAATAGAACAGATAAAATATTAAAACCTAAAACAGATAAGGATGGATATCAAATACTTGTGGTAAATCCTACTAAGAATAGAGTTAGAAATATGGCAATTCATAGATTAGTATTAATGAAATTTAATCCTATTAATAATCCTGAGAATTATCATGTACATCATAAAGATTTTGATACAAGTAATAATAATATAAATAATCTAGAATGGCTAAGTCCAAAGGATAATCTTAGTATTAAGCTAAAATATATAAGCTCATTTATAGTATATAAGAAGCTATTATATAAACTTGGTAATCAGCCTTTAAAAAAGAAATTAGAGGAGCTTTTGCTCCCCTAATTCCCAATATCTTATAATGTTGCTAAAACATTATTATCACCCTTATTAACTAGGCAATAATCATTAAATGCTGCTCCTTCAGTATTGAGGAACTCCATTGGCTTAGTAACATCTATCTTCTGCTGGCACTTAAAGTTAGTACCATTATCTGTACTAACAAACAGCTTGTCTGTCTTTGGGTTCTTAACTATCTGCAAAGCTGCAGTCTTAGCTTGTGCCTTAAATTCTACAATTGTTAATCTTGTGAACTTTTCCATGATTGTGGATTTTTGTGGATTTGTGATTCAATGTACCCGGGTACCCCCCGGCGCAGATAAAGGAAGGGGAGCTAAGAAATGGTACCCTTGGACTCTATAAAAATTTAAAATTTTTTAAAAAATAAAATTTTTTTCTAAAATTAAATTAGGAGGGGGAATAAATTTATCTTATCTTTGTATTATAAATAAAATATAATGAATACTAAAATTTGTAGAGTTTGCGATTTAGAAAAAGATATAGAACAATTTCCTTTTAAGGGATCTAAAAAATATCCCACTCAAAGAGATACTAGGTGTAAGACTTGTACTAATAAATATAGAGATGAGAAAAGAAAGAAAAATCCTAAAAAAGAAAATAATAGACAAAAATCAAGATATCTAAAAATGAAAGAAAGATTAGGAGAAGAAGAGTTTAGATCAAAGATGTTAGGACAAACTATAAAAACTCAATATGGAATTACTATAGAAGATTTTAATAATATGTTATTAAAACAAAATAATAAATGTGGTATATGTAAACAATCATTAGATAAACATTTACTAGGTAAGTTTCCTAATATAGATCACTGTCATAAAACAAAGATAGTTAGAGGTATTCTATGTAGGGAGTGTAATACAGGATTAGGAATGTTCTTAGATAATCCTTCTTATTTAATAGAAGCAGCTAATTATTTAAATAAAACTAAATCATAGATTTTATTTGCTTACTATCTAAATATTACTTATCTTTGCATTATAAATATTTGGCAAGAATATTTGTCTTCTGAAGTACTGATCCCGTAAGGTCTTATTTTTGAAGTAAAAATAAAGAATCTAATTCCAATTTATTGGTGTGGATAAAGTAAGGACTCCATAGTACTTCAGATCTTACATCTGTTGGATCAGGTAAAATTGATATTTAAAATTAATTAATTTGAAAGTTTTGAACTTTCCAAATCTAAGAATTGTCCCCATTATATTAGAATTGTTTTTTCTTCTACAAGGGGCTTGTTTTTTAACCTTCGGGTTAGCTATCGCTAACCAGTTTAATAATTTCAATTATAATGTTTCAAATTAGAGATTCACACCCAGCACAATTTCATAGGACTGATAAGGTCAAAGATCCTTTATATGTAATCACTCCTATATTTAATAGTCCAAGATTCAGGAGACGTTGGACTTTATATAAGTATTTTGAAAGATATGTACTTGATACTCAAGAAGCTAACCTAGTTACTATTGAATGTACCTTTGGAAGTAGAGAGAAGGTATTTACAGAAGCAGTATCTCCAAGACATACTATCTTGCATGTTCAGACTACTAATGAAATCTGGATCAAAGAAAATTTAATTAATTTAGCTATTCAACATCTTCCAGAAGATTGGAAGTATGTATGCTGGTGTGATTCTGATATAACATTTGCAAGGCCTGATTGGGTAGGAGAGATTATACAACAGTTACAGCATTATAAGGTAGTTCAGTGTTTCTCAGCCTCTCAGGACCTGGACTCAGGATATCACCCTACAAATATCCAACACTCTTTTCTATATACCTACCATAATAATTTTGATTTAGTTGGTAGTAACAAAATAGATTTTGAATTAGATACTAGTGATAACTATTATTCAGTTAATAAGGGTAAGTATGTTTTACATCCTGGATATGTATGGGCTATGACAAGGGAAGCTTTTAATGGGGTTGGAGGGTTAATGGATTTTGGTATATGTGGTGCGGGAGATAGGCATATGGCCTATGCTTTAATTGGTAAAGCTAGTTTATCTATACCAGAAGGAGTAGGAGAGGAATATAAAAATATGGTACTTGAATGGGAGAAGAATGCTGAAAAGCATATTCAGCGTAATATTGGATATGTTGATGGAGTAATATTACATAACTATCATGGAGATAAACTTCATAGAAAGTATCACAATAGATGGAAAATTTTAACAGAAAATAAGTTTAATCCTTTAACTGATCTAAAAAGAGATTGGCAAGGATTATATCAATTAACTGGAAATAAGATACAATTAAGAGATGGACTAATGAAATATTTCCATGAGAGACAGGAAGATCAATTATCTTATGACCAGGATAAGAGATTATAATATTTATTAACTATAACTTATATTTGAAATTAGAGAAGACTAATCATCTTCTCTAATTTTTTATATTAGATTGTAAATTAAATTTGTTTATTATAATAATATTACTTATCTTTGCATAATGAATATAAATGAAGAAGAGTTAGATTTTGAAGTAATTGAGAATATAGAGGATAAGAGAATGACAACTAAAGAACTTCAGTATGAGGATAATACTCCAGAAGGAAAAGTTATTAAAAGTATATCAACTCCAGTTATTGAAGTTATAAGGTATAATGGTATTATTTCTAAATTAACAATAGATAGGTCTTCACTCGAAGGAGTTAGGGAGATTATAAAACCAGGAGGAAGCCAGCATTATAATGATAGGTGTCTTATTCTAAGAAAAGATAGTAATGGATTTGTAGTTAAAGGTAATTATGAGAGAATATATAATTTAATCTATCCTGATAAAAATAAAAGGATAGCAGGATTTAAAAGAAACTAATATGATTTCAATAGATATTAAACAGTTTAAGGGAATAGAAAAAGAATACAAAAGTGGATTAGCTACTGTATTAACAAGGTTTAGGCCTATTAATAAAGGAGTAGCTCTAAATAAGGATACTAATAAACCATTGGATAAATGGGAATGTAATGGAGATTGGGTATGTGGTATAGATCCTCTTAATCCTGAGGATATGGAAGTATCAAAGGATGATAGGACAAGAAGTATTATATTACAGAAGAAATTTTATGGAAACGGAAATACAGATTAAACCTATAACTATTGATTTTAAAAAAGATCCAAAAGATTTTTTTAAAACTTATCTTAAGATACTATGTGCGGGATCTGATACATTAAAACTTTCACAGCTTGAACTGGATATAATGTCCCAGGTTAAAAAGATAGGAAGATTTGATGCTTATACTATATCTAAGAATCTGGATATATCAGAAGCACAACTTAATAATTATAAAGGTATCTTAAGAAAGAAAGGTCTTATAGTTAAAGTAAAGGGAAGACTATATGTGATTAATCCAAAAATTAATCTAAAGGATTCAGAATCATCATTAGTAATAGTACTTAATTTTAAACCTATATGATAACTAGAAAAGAAATAGAGGATCTATTAATATTAAATAGCTATGATGTTATAGATAATGACCATTCAGGTGGTGGATATAATAATGGATTTTTATCTTCTAAAGAGATTATAATAGAAGCATGGAAAGAAAATAAACCAATGTTATTTATAGCCAAGCATAAAGGAGTTAATAGCTGGATGATAGAAGAGGAAGAATATATTAGAGTTAATCCTATTAAGTTAGAGAATATAAAGGAACTAGAGGTACTTTTAAAACAGTTAGAAATATTATAATGTTAAAACAACTAGTAGACTTCATTCCTCAGTTTAATAGTAAATATGGAATTACAGTAGAAGAAGGAGAAAAGATTGTAAGAGACCATTATAAAATTATAATAGATGAAATGGAAACTCTTAAACATTATAGGATTTACCTTGAAGAATTAGGAACTATAACAGTAACAAGAAAAAAATATATAAATTATAAATACAAATTAGAATCTATACTTGATAAGCTTATTAATAGACCAGAAGTATTTAAAAATAAAACAATTTGGAATAGTTCTAAAATAGAAGAAATAAAAGAATATATTAAAAGGATAGATATAAATATAGAGAAGATAAATGAAGAAAGAAGAATTAAAGCTGATCGCAAAAAGAATAAGGTTGGGAATATTCAATCTTCCTAGTATACTTATATCTATCTATTATTTTATTTTCACTAATAAGCATATAGAAGAATTATCTAAAGAAAGATTAAGTATTTGTAAAGATTGTCCTTATAATAGTCTTAACAAATATATAGGAACTAATAAACAAGCCTACTGCACTATTTGTACATGTGTACTAGAATTAAAAACAAGAGTACCAGATGAAGAATGTCCACTTGGAAAATGGCAAAAAGTAAAATTAAAATTTTTAAATTAATAAAACAATCAAATGACAGTACTAATAACACTCAAATCAACCAGGTACCCAATAATCTTTAATGAAGAAAAGACTATAGTACATAGAAAAATAAATACCAATAACTATACCTTTAGTAATAATGATCTGGAATATGTATTAGAACATATTAAATTAAATGCATCTAATATTAATGAAGTAAAGATAACACCAGTACAAATATATAATCCAAGTTATAATATTTGGTTTGATCAAAAAATGTCAATCTTAGACTAATGTTTCAATTTTCTAATGAAAAATAAATATAATAAACCTAAAAAAATAAAAAGATCTAAACCTATATATAATTTAGTAGGTAAAAGATTTGGACCATATGTAATATTAGAAAGAGATTTAGATTCTAAATATAAAAGTACAAGAGAAGTAATTTGGAAATGTAAGTGTGATTGTGGAGTAGTAAGATCTTTAAAAGGAAATTATATAAGAAATAAGTTAAAATATGATACATGTTGTTGTTCATTAAAGCATTCTAAAAGTGATATAGGAGAAGTTGGTCTTAACTTATTATATTATACTTATAATAGAGGAGCATTACAAAGAGATTTAACTTTTAAATTATCTTTAGAAGAATTTAAATTTTTAACATCTTCTAGATGTTATTATTGTAATGAGTTACCAAAACAAATATCCAAACTAACTAGTATATATAAAGAAAGAGAAGAATATTCTAAATATATTTATAATGGTATAGATAGAAAAGATAATAACATAGGTTATGAATATTTTAATTGTCTACCTTGTTGTAGAATATGTAATTTTATGAAGAGTAATTTTGGTTATGAACAATTTTTAAATAAAATAAAACAGATACAAATAAATTTAGAATTATAAATGTTTAATTTTAGTAATGGAAGTTTAGTTTTAGATCCAGATATAATAGTAGTAAATGAATTTGCTACTATATATGATAGAGATAAGTCTCCTAATAAGGAACAAGCTTATAAAGAATTTCAGTATATATATTTTACAACTGACTTCAAATCACCTTATGCAGATTATAAAGAGGATGAGAAGATTAAAACTATTATAGCTAATATATTTAATTCTAACTGGAAACCAGATAAAGCTATAGAAGATGCTATTATTAAATACAAGGAACTAAGAAGAACTCCTACAATGTATTTAATGGAATGTGCAAGAGAAGCCATTTACCATTTAGGAGATGTATTAAAACATCCAGATTCATCTACCAAAGATATACTAGCTGTTTTAAAACAAGTTAAAGAAACAGTGGCAAACTATGATGGATTAAAAGATGCAGTAGAAAAAGAGATATCAAAGAAAGGAATTAAAAGAGGATCAACAAAAGTTGGTTCAAGAGAAATACCTAAAACTAAAAACTAATTATGAAATTAACAATAGATACAGATTTTAAGACTATTAAAATAGAGAATAGGGTAAAGATTAAAGATCTTATTATTACTCTTAAAAAATTACTTCCAGCAGATTCAGATCTGGGTTATTATGAAGATTACTATATAGATAGTATTAATCTAGAAATACCAGTATACTATCCTAATTATATTTATCCTCCATTTAATATTAATCCATTTGGACATCAGTTTGTAAGTCCTCCTATTATTACTTGCAATAGTAATATCCTTGATCCTCATAGTTCTCATAGTCCTTATATTTTAGAAGAATATAAAAAGCCAGATTTATATATTATTAACTAATGGCTATAAAGCAAATAGAGTTTATACCTGAAAGAATAGAAGAACTTAAGAAAGAGTATGCTCATCTTCTAAGTCCTGAAGGTTGTTATAAATATAATGGAAATAATGGAAAGCCCTGGAAGGATACTAAAAGATTCTCTCCAGCGGCTAACTATTTTTTAGAAACACAAAGATCAACAGGTATAGGAACTTATTGTCCTTATGTTGAAGGAACTATTCAGTATACTCAATTTTGGGATCTTGAAGAGTTTAGAATTCATAATGGATTAATACTAGATGATGGTCAATGGATAACAGGATTAAATTATCTATATCTTAATTATTGTCCTATTTATGATAAACTTAGAGGAATGCATACCTTTCCTAAGTTCATAGATGGTCAGGCTGCATGGTTTAAAGAATTAAAAGAAACTATAACTGATAGAGAACATTTTTGTGGAGTAAAGAAAAGACAGTTTGGTAGTTCATTTATAAATGCAGTTCCTTTAACATATAACTTCTACTTTGTACCATCATCAATAAATTATATAGGAAGCTTCATTGAGGCACAGGGATTAAAGACCTGGAATATGATGAAGTATTATTTTAACTGGTTAAATGCACATACAGACTTTTATAAAAATAGGGCTCCTGATACTGATGATCACACTAAAGCAGCCTTCATAGAAATATCTGAAGGTAAAAAAATAGAACTAGGATATCTATCAGAAGTATATAGGGTATGCTTCAAAGATAATGCAACTAAGGGTGTAGGTGGTGCTATAACCTATTTCTTTTATGAGGAACCAGGTATTGCTCCAAATCTTAAAGCTACAGCAAACTTTGTTTTACCTGCAATGAAAGCAGGTAATATATATACTGGGACATTTGTATGTCAGGGTTCAGTAGGAGAGTTAAAAGATTCTAAAGATCTTGAAACATATTTTAATAAGCCAGAATTATATAGTTTTCATTCGGTTATTAATATATGGGAACCAGGTAAGGTAAACCATAGATGTGGGTATTTTATACCAGAGTTTGTATATTATGAACCTTATATAGATGAAGATGGTAATTCAGATATTATATCTGCTATCTATGTAGAATTAATTAATAGGGAAAAAGAAAGACAAAAGTCTACAAGAGATTATGTAACATATATATCTCAACACCCATTTACTCCTTCTGAATGTTTTATGTCAAGGGGTATAGCTAAATTTCCTGTAGAAGAATTAAAGGAACATTTATCAAGACTTGAGACAGTAGATGAATTAACAAATTATGGATATGCAGTAAAACTTCATGAAGATGAATCTGGTAATGTTAAGATACAGATGAAACCAGATTCAAAACCCTATGAAGAATATCCAGTAAAGAATGTCATAGGATTAGAAGGATGTACCTGGATATATGAACCTCCTGTTCCAGATGCTACATATAACTTATATATAGGTGGAGTAGATTCAGTAGATCAGAATATAGCTCCAACCTCAGATTCAGTATTTGTATCCTATATCTATAAAAAGGATTCTGGAGTATTAGCTGAATTTACTAAAAGAGAAATAGTTTGTTCTATTATAGGAAGGCCTGAGATAATAGATGATTTTTATGAAGAGACAAGATTAGCATTAAAGTTATATAATGGTAAGGCCCTGGTAGAAAATTCTAATATAGGAATTATAAACCATTTTAAGTATAAAGATTCATGGGGATTGCTTCAGGATCAGATGGATGAGATTAAAGGATTAAATCCAAATTCAGTTGTAAAGAGGGAAAAAGGCTTTCATCCTACACCAGAAACAGATATTCATGGAGATGAACTTATTAAAAAATATCTACTTGAAAAAATAGGACTGGAGATTGATGAAGAGACAGGAGATGTAATAAGAAAGAGATTAGGACTAGAAAGAATTAAGGATAAAGGACTTATAAAAGAGCTTATAGAATATAATGATAAAGATAACTTTGATAGAATAACTGCATTTAGAGCTTGTTTATTATATGAAGAAGCAACTCAGAAAAGAGAAGTAATTAAGAAAGAAGATACACAATCTGCTTATGCAGTTCTAGCAGATACTAGTAGATTCTATAAAAAACGAAGAATACAATAGTTTTAAAAATAAATTATAATAATTAATTAATAATCCTTATCTTTGCAAGATATTCGGTTTATATAAAAATATATTATGCCAGGAAGTTTTAATATATCAGGTAGGCTAACTCCTTCATATTCAAATAAATACTATAGTACTAATCCAACATCTATACCTCAACAGACTGTTAGTTGGTCTGAGAAATGGGGGAATGGTAAGAAACCTACAGATTGGATGGAAGCTAATATGGATTTTTTCCAAAATATGTGGCTTTTAGGAGCTCCAAGAAGAAAGTTTATGCAGCAAAATTATAAACTTGTTAATGGAGAATTTAATTTTGAAGATTATAGATATGCTATAAAACCCATTGAATCAGAAGATTATGGTGAGACTCCAGGAGAATTAAGACACTATGCTATATGTACTTTACCACTTAAAACTATTTGGGGTGAAGAAGTAAATAGACCATTTAACTTTAGATGTAAAGCAGAAGATGAACAGGCAACAAATGAATTTCTAAGAACTAAAGCAGAACTTTTACAGAGTTATGTAAAAGATCAGATAACTCAGGAACTTAAAGAACAGGGTGTAGATATTAATACGCCACAAGGCCAGCAAATGGCACCTCCTGAAATTGAAGAGTATATGAAAAGGAAGTATTCTACTACTGTAGAAAAAGCATCTAATTCTATACTTAATAAGTTAATGAAAGAATTACAATTAAGGGAGAAGTTCCAAAAGGGATGGAAAGATGCAACTATAGTAGCACAAGAAATATATTGGACAGGAACTCTTAATGGACAACCAGTTTGTGAAACAGTAAATCCTCTTAATGTAGTATATGATAAATCTTATGATGTAGATTATCTTGATCAATGTGAATGGGTAACCCGTGGAGAATATATGGCTCCATCTCAAATCATAGATAGGTATTCAAGATTTTTAAGTACTGATCAAGTTGAAAGTATTACAACTTTTAATGTAAGTGGTGAGAATAATGTTAAAGGAGCAGCTACAGGAGTATATTCTATTGATACAGGAAACTCATGGGCAACTAATACAGATTTTTATTCAATGAGAGAATCTGATGTAGATAAATATCCTTTATCTCCAGATCAACTTACTTATGATTTTTATCAGTCAGGTATTGGAGTAGGAACTGGAAATGCTTTTATAAATAGTTTAAGACATATATTAGTTACACATGCTGAATGGATGGGTAAACTTAAAATGTGTGAATTAACTTATTTTGATGAAGATCAGCAACCACAAAAAACATTTCTGGATGGTGAATTTAAATTAGATCAACAGATGAAAGATGCTGGATGGTCAGTAGAATACTTCTGGATTAATCAGGCATGGGAAGGAACTAGAATAGGAAGAGCAATAACTATAAATGTTAAACCTAAAACAAACCAGTATCGTAGTCCAAATAAGGTTTTTGGTGCTAGGTTAGGATATACTGGAACAATATATAATAATAGAAATGCACTTCCCACTTCTATACTTGATGAGATGAAACCTATGCAGATGTATTATAACATCATAATGCATAAGTTAGAATGTGATTTTAATAAGGAAATGGGTAAATTGCTATTAATGTCAATTAATCAGATACCATCTAAAAAGGGATGGAATACTGATAAGTGGCTTTGGTATGCAAAGAATATGGGTGTAGTACTTATTGATGAGAGTGCTGAAGGAACAACTGGTAAGTTTAATCAGTTTAATTCTATTGATGCAACTCTTGGTAATGCTATAGAACAGAAGATACAAATGCTTGAGTATCTTGAAAATAAATGTTTTATGATGGCAGGTGTTAATGCTCAAAGAATGGCAAAGACAACACCTGGAGAAACAGCTACCGCTAATAATATAGCTCTTCAACAATCTTATGCACAGACTGAAGATGCTTTTAGAATCCATAATAATGTTAAAACAAGAGTATTAGCTAATCTTCTTGAAGAGGCTAAGGTATGTTATGCTGATGGTTTAACAACAAGTTACTTCCTGGATGACTTATCAACTGCCTTTATTAAAATAGATGGAAAAGCTCTTAATTGGGCTGATCTTAATGTTTATTGTACAGATTCTGCTAAGGATCAGAAAATGCTTGCTACTTTGGAAGAACTTGCAAAACTTGCAATTCAATCTGGTACATCTATTTCAGAAGTTGGAGATATGCTTACTACAGATTCTATTGCTGAAATCAGAGAGAAACTAGATATTATTAAACAAAGTGAAGAAGCTTATAAGCAACAACAGCTTGCTCTTGAACAACAGAAACTTGATCAGCAACAACAACAATATGAGAATACAGTTGAAAATGAAAATGTTAATAAAGAGCTTGATAGACAAAAAGATATCTATGTTGCAGAGATTAGAGCTTTGGGTATGGCAGCAAAAAATGATCCTGCTGCTGTTCCAGATTTACTTGACCAGGAGAATCTTGCATTGGATAAAGTCCAACATCAATTTGAAGTAGATACTAAGAATAAAGAGTTAGATATTAAAGATAGGGAATCTACTCAAAAATTAAACCTGGAGAAAAGAAAGGTGGACCTTAAGCAACAAGAAATTGATTCTAAGAATAAGATAGCCAAGGATCAACTTGAACATGCTAAAGTTCATACTAAGCTTGAAAAACAAATAGCTAATAAAAATGCTAATTTACAACAGCAAGAAATTAACATAAAAAAGAAGCAATTAACTAAGAAACCAAAACCTAAATAATTTTAAGCTATAGATAATAAACTATCTAAAAACTAAATCTAATAATACTTGTTAATTATTAAATAACTACGTAACTTTGCATTAATATATGAGTACAGAAAATAGTAACTTTGATTTTGATATCCTTGGAAATGCTTCACTAGATGATGCTCCTGAGAACATGCTAAAAGATTTTTACACATCAGGTAAACCATCAAAAAGAGATATAACTACTGATGAGGATGCAGATAAGAATAAGGGTGCAACACCAGGAGAGGATGATAATGAAGATAAGGATAAGGATAAAAATAAATTAAAAGTAACTCCTAAAGATAAAACTCAGTCAGGTAATGATATGACTGAAGAAGAAATAGAGTTCTATCTTAAGAATAAAGATAAAAATGATAAGACCAATACTAAAAATAAAGCAGATGATAAAGGGACTAATGGTGGGGACAATACTTCCGATCTAGAAGAAAGTCCTTTTAAACTAATTGCTGAAGCTTATGTAGAAAAAGGTTTATTCAATGAACTTCCAAAGGACTTTAAAGGTACAGAAGAAGAGTTTTTTGAATTAGAAAAAGCAGAACGCAAAACCGCTGTAGAAGAAGAAATTAACAGTTTCTCGGAATCTTTACCAGAAGAAGGTAAAGCCCTACTAAAGCATATTAGGAATGGTGGTAAAGTATCAGACTTTGTAGAATCTTATTCAGATGATATTGATGGCCTTGATCCTAAAGATGAAGCTAATCAAAGATTGATATTAGATACTTTTTATAAAAATACAATGCCTTATCTAAAACCAGATAAGAGAGCAGCAAAAATTGAAAAGTTAATTGATGCAGGTCTTGCTGAAGAAGAAGCTGATGGTGCACTTGAACAGTGGAAAACTATTAAAGCTACTAAGCAACAGGAACTAGAAGAGAATACACTACAGTCTAAAATACAGGCTGAGGAAAATAGAAAACAAATAGTATCAGAGATTAATGAGTTTGTTACTAAATCTGAATCTATTAAAGGTGCTTTACCAATAGGTACTACTCCAAAACAGAAAAAAGAATTTTTAGATTATATATTTAAGCCAAGTGTAAAACTTAAAAATGGTTCTATAGTAACTCAGAACCAGGCTGATGAGATGAAAGAAAATGATGATCTTGAAGCTTTCCTTGCAAAAATATGGTTAAGGAAAAATAAATATAATCTTGATCCTGTTAAAACTTCTGCAAAGACTGCTGCAGTTAGTAATCTTACTGAGAAACTTAAGAATGCTACTGTAAAGATTAGAAGTAATGGTGATGACAATGAGGATAAAACCCCAGATGTTAAAGCAAGTACAAAGGCCTGGAGCTGGCTTGATTAAGTTCCCAATAATAATTAATATATTACTCTAAAATATAATATATACTCATATCAATATGGCAAATTTAAATGTCTCGAATAAACTAGTAGTATCAGAAGGCAAGCGCCTATCTGGTATGGTGGATACTAACCACTTGCAAATGTTTCTGCAAGAGTCTCCAGAAAAATTTAACAAAGTACTTACAATGGCTTTTGCCTCACGTAATATTCAGTCTAATCCTCTTTTAGAATTAACTGAAGGACGTGGTAAAGTACGTTTCCTGGAAGGTAATACTGACTTCTGGACCTGGGATCAACAGATTACTCCCCGTCCTGCAGTTGTTGTAGAGAATGTAGAAAGCTCTACTACTCCAGGTATTGACAAGACCTCATTTAAAATCAAACTTGATCAGGATTGGTTTTCTCAGGGTGAGACCATTACTACTGATAAGGAACTCTTAATCCGTGTATCTCAGTTAGTTGCTCCTTATAAAGAGTCTAATGGCTGGGTTTATACAGTAGATTTGCTTACAGATAATGCTAATGATTTCTATCCTACCAGCTATTTACAACCAGGTACAGAGTATGTACGTATGTTTGGTGTATATGGTGAGGAAGCATCTCAGGCAACTCAATTAAATTTTGAGGGTAATATCAAGTTAATGAATAGTTTGCCTGATATGATCAGGAAGCAACATACAGTTACAGGTTATGTTGAAGATCGTGTATTAACAGTTAGTTCTGCAATCGTAGATCCTAAAACTAACCAGGTAGTTGAACTTTCCGATTCTAAATGGATTTCACGTGCAGAAGTAAAATTCTGGAAGGAAGTTAATGAAGAAAAAGAAAACTCTCTATTCTATAGCCGTGGATCTTCTCATATTAGGGGAGAAAGTGGTTATGCAGTTAGGACCTCTTATGGTTTTAAACAACAGTTGGATTGGGGACATGTAGAGTCTTATAATACTTTCTCTGAGAAACTTCTGCGTGAGTTTTTGATGGATGTATTCTTTGGCCGTGTAAGTTCTAAGAATCGTAATGTTGTACTGTTAACTGGTGAGTATGGCTTTATGCTATTTGATGATGCATTTAAACGTGCTACAAATGGCTTCTTCATGAATTCTGATAAGTTTGTTACAGGTTCAGGAATGGATATGGGTTATGGCTTCCAGTTTACAAAGTACTATACTATCAATGGTGGTACTATTACTTTGAAACATTTACCTTCTTTAGATACACGTATTACTAATACAATGCGTTCTAAGAAAACTGGTTATCCTAAAGAGTCTGCAACTTTCTATATCCTGGATTTATCAGGTGAAGCTGCTGACAACTTATGGATGGTTAAACAACGTGATTCTTTACACTATGGTTATATTATAGGTACACGTGCTCCTTGGCCTCTAAAGGGTGGACAGATTTCTAATGCAAAAGATGGTTATACAATGATTGCCCGTGATAGGATTGGTCTTCATATTGAAGATGTATCAATGACTGGTAAACTTGTATTATCTGAAAATAGTTAATAACTATTAAACTAAATATAAAAGTAGGAAGAGATAAAATCTCTTACCTATTACATCGAAAGATGAAAATTTTTTAAACTAAAATAACTTTATGTCAATAGTTAAAGTCCGACCAATTCCTTTACCAGTAACAGTAAAATTAATGGGTTATGAAGCTGCAGGTTATACACGTGCTCCTAATACAAAGGAATATATCTTAGCTCTACCTGATTCTAAAACAGGTAGGTTATGTACAGGATTAGAATTTGAAATTGATAATTCTAATTATAAAAGTGAAGAAGAAACTCCAGGTGTTCCTAAGAAAATTCTTAAACGTCATGAGTTAGAACAAAGAATGGGAGTAGATAATTTATCTACTAATTCAGATTTTTGGGAAACTAAAAGAGTTGGATTAAAAGATGGAGATAATTTTTTTAATACTGATATTCCAGAAGAAGATTTAGAATTATGTATGTTAAAAGCCTCAAGTAAGGTTTGTCCTTCTCTTACAGAAAGAAATAAATATCCCTTTGCTAAGTATGTTATTTATGATGAAGAAACTGAACAAGAGATAAAAGAAAAGAAAAATAGTCTTAAAGTTGAAGCTTCTGATATCTTTAAAGAGTTATCACCAGCAGATAGACGTAAGTTTACTAAGATTATAGGTAGGTTAGTAGGAGATGCTAAAGATTCCACAGTTTATAATACTCTATTTGAGTATATGGAAGAAAATCCTAAAGCATTTATTGAACTCACCAAAAAACCTAAAGATAAGATTAATATTGAAGCTGAAATTAGGGATGCTCTTGAAGTTAATGCTTTAAGGAGAAAAGATGGAAGAATATTTAGGGTAGTTGGTGATGATCCTAATGGTAAACAAATAGGATTTGATATACAAGATGCTGTAGACTTTTTATCTAAAGCAGAAAATCAGGATATAAGAGTTCAGTTAAAAGCTGAGATTAAAGCAAAGAAGGGAAGAGTGTCTGAATAAGTTTTAAAATATTAAGGTGAGCGTAAGTACTACTGAAGCTGTTTATAGATTTAAATTAGAAGCAGATAAACTTGATTCTAAAGATGCACCTGATATTCCAGTTCCTGCAATACTAATTTATTTAAATAAAGCACAATATAATATAGTAATTGATAGTTATACACCTGATAATATTTATAGAACAGGTATAGAGGGAAATCAAAAAAGAGTATCTGATCTTCAGACACTTGAAGTTAAGGATGAACCTTTATTAGTAACAACTAAAGTTTCAGATACTTTATATACAGTTGACTTAACAACTTTAACAAAAGGAGATTGGTTAGCACACTTAGATTCTTATTCATTAGGCTCAAAAGGTAAATGTTCAAATAGAATTCTATATAATGAACAAACTACTACTAATGAATTACCAGAGGTTCTTAAAGATCCTTCAAGAAATCCAAGTTTTGAATGGCAGGAAGTTCCATTCTTAATAGCTGAAGATAAACTTTGGTTATACACAGATGGAACATTTATAATAACTAATGTTCATATGGATTATGTTAGAACACCCAGTCCATTTGATTTAACAGGATATACTAAGTTTGATGGTACACTATCTACTAACTCAGATTCAGAACTTCCTGATTACTTAATAGCTGATATTATATCAATGGCTGTTAAGATGTTTAAAACAGATATAGATAATCAACTAGGTGTACAACTCAAGACACAAGAACTAGCAACAAGAGAATAAAAATTTATCATTAATTCATATTTTATTATTTAACAATTACTAACAACTAAATTAAATTACAATGCCTACAAGTCGTAAAATTACCTTTCTATCAGGTACAACTCTGGATACTGCAGATGCACTTACAAGTGCAAGTTTTGCTAATGCTTCTATTGGAGGATTTTTTGCTGATACCTTTGCAAATATAGGTGCAACACCAACTCCAGCCTCAGTTCTTAACCGTCCATTCTTCTATGCTCAGAAGCAGACTCTTAATCCTACATGGGGAACAATTAAGAGCTGGCCTATAGATGTTAGTACTGTTACTAAAGTTTATCGTAAAAATTATAATCCTGCTGTTCCACAAATTACCTATGCAGGTTATGATGGTACTAGCACTACTGCTACCCTATCATATAACTGTGAGACTGAATACTCTCTAAAGACAGTATTAAATTCACCGTGGATTAATAAATACTATGGTAATGCAGGTTTAACCCGCACAGATAGGATTATAACTGGTTGTTGCACTAATTGCACTACTGGTTGTGGTTCTGCAGTTTGTTATACACCTACTGCTCAATTTGTACAAGCTATTAATACTCCTAATCCTCAGGGAGTTAATGGTGCCTTTGGTATTACTCAGTTTGTAGGAGCTGAAATCACTTTAAATAACCAAGCTGGTGATTTAGCTACAAGTCTGGCTATTGTTACTGCTACATTTACAAATCTTTCTAATATTGTTACATTTAGTGGTAATATAACTATTGCTGCAGGAACTTACTTACGTATTACTGGAGCTCCTAATCCAGGAAGTCAGCCAGTTTCTACTGATCCTGTTTATCTGGTAGATACTGGTGTAACTGCAGGTACTTCAATTACTCTAGATACTCCTTGGCAGAATGCTAGTGGAACACGTGCTGTTACAGCCACAACTGCTACTTCAGAAATTCAGGTAGTAAATCTAACTGGAGTTACACAAGCTGGTATTAAATATACTAGTAAGTTTGTGTCTCCTACTACTGGATGTTGCTGCTTTCCTCCATTTCCATATGATGTTGAAGGTACTACATTCCTGGTAACAGATTCACTGATACCTTCATTCCCTTGTGCATTAACTATTAATTATGCACAAAATTTAAGTTATGGTAATGGTAGTTGGAGGGAACTGTTATACTGTGAGATGGATGCTCATGGATTTACTGATATTCGTCAATGGTTTAAAGAGTGTGAATTAAATACTAACTATGTTAGTTATTTAAATCAGGCAACTAACTATGATGTATTCTTCATTGAACATAAAACTAAGTTTAGTACAGAGACTACTGAAGGTTATTCTTCTACTGATAATTTGACTGTTATTGCATTGCCTACAGGTAGTTCTGAAGCAACTGCACTTGATGGACAGTTAGCAGCTATATTTACTGGTAATCCTTTGGTTACATATATAGTACACACTTCTGCTGCTTCTTCTTACAACAACGGCTAGTACTAGAATTATTATATGGAGGGGTTTATTGCCCCTCCTTATTATAACTATTAATTAACAATTTTAACTTTTATAAATGTCAGCACATACATATACTACATTACCTGATACACCTAAAGTTCCAAATGACATTATACTACCTAATGTAGTTAATCGTCCAGGTAATTCTGATCCACGTTATACAACTAGTTTATCTGCATGGGTAAAACAATTCCTTGCAAGTAATGGTTATATAAATAGGAATACTCCTTGTTGTTCATGTCAATTTTACTATACTCTTACAGGTGGTACTTATCCAGCTACTTTAACATCAATAGTAATTGATACTGTAGTAACAGCATTAAGTGGACCTACAATAAATTCAAATTATGATATAGTAACTATATTAAATACATTAGGTATAGGACAATTTAGTTATACTCCAGCAACTGGACAACTTTGTGTACCTTCTAATCATACCTTTGGAAATATTGTTACATCACATAATACTTGGACACTATCCTAGTAATATTAGTTTATAACTAATTATTCAATAGTAATAAAATAGCTTGTCTATAAAACAAGCTATTTTAATTATTACTTCTTCTTAAATAATATTAAAAGTTATAGTTATAATTTATGGATGAAATTCAGGATTTATATAATAAATTAAATCAATTATCAAATAGAGTATGTTGTATATCTTCTACAGATTGTACAGTTATTCAAACTTGTTTAGCTACTTTAGCTGGTGGTAATGGTAATTTTATTATAACTAATACTAGTGGAGTAATAACTTTAACTCCCTCAAGTGGAGGTGGATCTCAAACTATACAACAAGTATTAACTACTGGTAATACATCAGATGGTACAATACCTTGGATAGGTTCTAATTATATTCAGGCAGTAAGTACTAATACAACTATAGTAAGTAGTTCAACACCATATCCATTAATATTTGTTGATGGAAATAATAATCCATCTATGCAGCCAAATAATGGTGCAGAAAATTCAATACTTGGATTTAATATAAATGGAACAAGTCTTATACAAGGAAGTGGTGAAGGAACAGCATGGGGAATTGTACAACTACTTATAAGTTCTCCATCAACAGAAGCTGGAATATCACTTTCTAATACATCTGATGATGGACTTTCCTGGAGTATTATCAGTACAGGAACAGGTAGTTCAATAGGAACTGGATTATTTAGTATTGGTAATGGTGGATTTGGTATGTTAACACTACATGCTACTGGTGAGATTGATTTACCTTTATATGGAAGTGGAACATTTACTGGAACTCCAACATATAATCTAGCAGTAACATCCACTGGAGAAATTATTGAAGTACCAATAGAATTAAATAGTTTAACTGGAAATTCTACTACTCCTACTATAACCGCTGGTGCTGGTGCTGGTACTGGACCAACTGTTTCAATAGTTGGAACTAATATAGGTTTTCAAGTAACTGTTACTACAGGAACAGGAGTATTACCTGCTAATACTACATTATGTACTATAACTTATGATAGTTTAACATTTCCTACAGGAAGTATACCTGTTTATTCACCAGCTAATAATACTGCTTCATCATTAAATGGTGCAGCTATAATTAAAGCAACTGGAACACCTACTACAACTATATTTACAACAGGTAATACAGGATTGATTACTGGACTTACCTATATTTGGAATGTAGTAGTAACTGGATATTAAATAAAATTAGATGTCTAAAGAAATAGGATTTCTTGGTAAAGAAGGATTAGATATAAATAATATCCAGATTCCTAATAAATTTATTAAGGGAGTAATATTAGATACAAGTGATTTAGTATCATTAATACCAAGGCAAAATGGAAATAAAGGTTTATTCTTAACTACTAATGGTAATACAAGTTTTTGGTCATCTATACCTGCTGAAGGTCTTACTTTTGTATCTGTAGATGGTATAACAATAACTGGAGATGGAACTCCTACTAATCCACTAGTAGCAATTACTGGAGTAGTTACAAATATATTAGTTTCTTATAATGCTACTACTACTATTAGTAAATATCAACCTGTAACTTCAGATGGATTAGTAGCAGATAGTACTAATATTACTACAAGAAATAAACTAATAGGTTTAAGTAATACTAATACTAATTCTGGTTTTGTAGGGCAAGCAACAGGATTTGGTGAAATAACAGATGGTAGTTGGAGTTGGACTATAGGAGATAAAATATTTTTAAATAGTACTTCTTTATCAACTACTGCTCCAAGTACTGGATATGTACAAAGAATAGGAACTGCAGTAAGTTCAACTAGTATAAATGTTAATATACAACAAAGTATTTTATTATAAATATAAATATAATTATTTAATATGGCAGTAAGAATTCCCTTAGTAGTAAATTCTGGAGAAATACAACAACTTCAATCTGGAGATAGTATAAATGTACCTTATTCAGGTGCAGTAGAAATAACCCAAACTAATGCTAACTCAGGTAGTATAGTTATTGGTCAAGCTGTATATAGTAGTTCAGCAGATAATGTTAACTTAGCTGAAGCTAATGCTTCAGGTACATCTAAAGTTATAGGATTAGTAGCTACAACATCTATATCAACAACATCAACAGGTCAAATAGCAGTAGATGGAATTCTATCAGCTACAACAGGTCAATGGGATGCTATTGCAGGTACTACTGGAGGATTAACTTTTGGAACTAATTATTATCTAAGTCCAAGTACTGCAGGTTCATTAACATCAACAGCACCTTCCACAACAGGACAATATATAGTTTTAATTGGAATAGCAATTTCTACTACAGAATTAAGATTAAATATACAACCAAGAATATTATTATAATATGGCTGATAAATTACCTTTATGTATATATAATGGTGAGACTAAACAACTTCAAAGTGGAGATACTATTTTAGTACCTACACAAGCTACTAATAGTAATAATACTGAGGGAGCATCTACAGCTTATGTAGATAATATCTCTTACCATAGTGCCCATATTTCAATAGGTGCATGGGAATATTCAAGCATTACACAAGGGACATGGGTATGGTCACAAAATGGTAGTTCACAACTAAATGGATATTTATTAAATACAGGACTAGCACAGAATGATCAGGTAAATTATATTATAGGAACATCAGCAGGTACATACACTTTTGGGATATTCTGGGCAACAGGTACAAATCATGGAATAATAACTGTATTAGTTGATGGTGTTTCTAAAGGTACTATTGATGGATATTCTTCTTCAGCTCTATTTGGTATAATATCTTCACTAACAGGGATAACTTTTACAGCAGGAATGCATACTATAGGATTAAAGATGGCTACTAAGAATGCATCATCTTCATCTTATGCACTTACTCTTTCTTCATTATTTTTATTTAGAACAGCATAAATAATAAAAAACAATACTTATGAAATCAATTAAGAAATTAATTTTACTAATTACAATTCTATTTTCTTTAAATTATAGTTTTGCACAAACTTTTAAGGTAGATACTCTCTATTTAAGTGGTCCTACAAGTAATAGACAGAATATAGTATTTATGGGAGATGGCTTTCAATCTTCTCAGCAAACTATTTTTAAAAATAAAGCTATAGAAGTAAAGGATACTATACTAGGATATAATACTATTAGTATTTATGATAGTCTTATAAATGTATTTGCTATAGAAGTTATTAGTACTGATACAGGTATTATTAAACCTATAGGTGGAAGTGAGTGTACTTACCCATCTGGACAAGCTGGTTTAACTCCAAATACTTATTTTAAATGTACATTTAATGCATTTAATATTTGTAGATATATAGAACCACCTACTTATTCATCAACTTCACCAGGATCATTAAATCCTGCTGTACCTAATGTAATGGCAGCTAGTCTACCATTCTATATTAATGGTGCAAATAACTTTTCTCCAGTTATTATCTGTAATACTAAATATTATGGTGGTGGTGAATTTGGTGCTACTGCCACATGTACTATGAATATTTTAAGTGATAATGTAGTAGTACATGAATTAGGACATAGTTTATTTGGACTAGGAGATGAATATGTATATACTGTTGAAGCATGGAATAATACAAATGTAAGTAATCCTACAACATGTAGATGGTCTTATTGGATTCCTCCTTGTGGATTATTTACTAATCCAGGGGGTGGATATAGTCCTTTATCTATATGTGAGATGAGAGCATTGCAACATAGATTTTGTAATGTATGTGCTGAAAGAATAGCAACTGCCTTTGGAATATTTCTTAATTATATAGATAGCTATTCACCAACTAGTGCTTCTACTATTACTCTAACTACAGGTCAATCACAGACTTTTACTGCTAAAACTCTTAGGCCACATCCCTATTCATTATCTATCACATGGACACTAGATGGTCAAACAAGACCTAATGGTAAAGTTTATAATGATAGTATTCCTGCAGGAACTCATACAGTTGTAGTATCTGTAACTGATACTACTCATCTTATAAGAAATCCTTCATTTAGACATACATATACTCATAGTTGGACTATTATAACTAATGGAGCTCCTATTCCTCCAGCTAAGTGTAATGTAGCTACTAATTTATCTGTTAGTGGTATTGGACAAACCTTTGCTCAATTAAGTTGGACTGGAACAGGTGTATCTTATAAAGTATTATTTAATGGTATTATTTATCCTTTGACTAATACTTCTATTTCATTTGTTAATTTAACTCCTGGAACTACCTATAACTGGCAGGTAAAAACTTACTGTATAAAAGATTCAAGTTCATGGAGTTCTATATCTACATTTAATACACAATCACCACCCCCTCCACCTCCAAGTAATCCTTGTGCATCTCCATCTAAACCATCATTAGCTGATGGTGTTGTACATGCTACATATGCTTATATTCAGTGTCCAATGGTTACTAATGCTAATATATTTTTGTTTACTCTGACTTATACAGATCCTACAACTACTAATTTAGTAACAAAAACACAAACTGCTACAGTAACTTCATCTTATATATTTGGAGTAGTTGTATTTCAGTCATTACCAGCACATACAACATTCTCAGTAACTGCTACTACAATATGTACATCTGGAAGGTCATTACCAAGTCAAGTATTTAATTTCTCAACACCTTAAATAACTAACCTATGTTTTTTCTGGATATTACCAATACTATATCAACAACCTATTTTGTAGAGCAAATAATTGTTACTTTAATAAGTGTATTTGTAGGTTGTACTGGAATTTATGTTACCTTACAAAACAGAATTACTAAATTGGAAAGTAGACAGGATAATACAGATTCACAAGCTAAAACTTATAGTGAAAATACAAAAGAGTTTGAAAAGATTATTAATAGTTTAAATGTAACTGTAGGTAAATTACAAGTAACAGTTGAAAACTTAAGAGATCTTGTTCAACAAAATAAAAACCTTGGACATGAGTAGTAATAGAATAGGATTCTTTCAGGATAAAGATGGAGATTATAGTTTAGCAAGACTATTAGTTTTTTTAATAGTTGTATGTTCTGTAGGTATAGCTATATTACAAGTTATTAAAACTGGTCATATAGATATAGCAGGATTTTCAGCTATGACAGGAATATCTTTAGGAACAAAACTATTTCAGAATTATCAGGAGAATCAAACTCCTACTATTCCGCCTTTACCTTCTATTACTACTCAAGTTCAATCTAATCCTATATAATTAACTTCTCAACAACCAATATTATAATTGATGGAATTATTATCAGTAAGGGAAACATTTACTAATAAATCTACAATAAGTAGAATTTATGCTAATGGAGTATTTTTAGCTTATGTACTTGAACCAGTAGATAGAAATCTTAATTCTGGTATGTCACTTCCAGAAATTAAAGCTATTAAAGATACTAATCCTCCTGGTACTACAGCTATACCTTATGGGACTTATCCTATAACTATATATAATTCTCCAGATCATCATATGGATGTACCTCTTGTTAATAATACTCCTGATTTTGGATATGTAGAATTACATATAGGTAATTATCCAAGTGATACCAAAGGATGTCTTCTTTTAGGAGAATCTAAGGCAACTGATTTTGTAGGTTCTAGTCATCTTGCATTTACTAAAGTATTTGAAATTATAGAAGAAGCTTTGAAGAATGGAACTGTTAATTTAACAATACAAAAATTAAATTCATAATGAAAAAATTAATATTACTTTTTGTTACTATTATTTTATTATTAGTAACAACTTCATGCCATAGGTCCTTTGTTACTCAAACTATAAGTAAGGATACTACTTCTCATACTAGTCAAATAGTATATAAGGATAGTATTATAGTTATTTCTGGTAGAAATACTATAGATACTTTATGGACTCCATGTGATACTCTTGGTAAACTTAAACCTATTCATATTGAGAAGGAAGTTCATGGAGCAGATATAAAGATAGATAGTAAAGGACAAGATCTTATAATTTCAGGAGGTTGTGATACTTTACAGCAACTAGTTACTAAATATCGTCAGACTATAGCAAATTATCAAAATAGTTCCCAATTTACAGCAAAAACTATTCAAGTAAAATATATACCAAAAATCTATAAAATATCATTAATTTTTAGTATCTTTGCAATTATTATTGGTATAGGTTTTACATTAGTAAAACTAGGAATTCTTAAATTAGCTTTATAATGGCTCATAAACCTCTTTTATATATAAGTAATACAGAAGAAGATTGTAGGGTTCTTGAAATACAGAATATATCCTTATGGGATGCTAATCTACCTATAACTAATACTGTATTAAAAATTAATCTACCAAATATAGATTGTGACTATATAGTTCCTTTTCCTATATCTGGAAAAGGTTATTATACTACAAATACATTTGGTATAACAAATGCTTCATGTGGTCAGGATTTACTTAATCTTCCTGATGGTATATATACTATTACTTATTCAGTGTGCCCAAATGATCAGGTATTTACAACTACATCATTTTTAAGAGTTTGTCAAACCAGGAATTTAATATTATATCTTTTATCCAATATATTTAATGCTCAACCTCATTCTGAAAAACTTATTAATACTTTTGGAGTTGATGTTACTAAAAATAGAATTCAGGAATTAAAAGATCTATTAGTATTATTAGATACTGCTAAATCTGATGTAAGAGCAAGTAAATTACAACAAGGTCAGGATAAACTTACTTATATTAATACTAAACTTATAAATTATTAATTTTATGGCTTGTCCATGTTCAAATAATCCCGCTACTCCATCTACATGTGCTCAAATAGCTAATGTAGATCAGTGGCAATCTTTTCTTTCTAAATATCAATGTGTTAAAACTAATAATTATTATACTCAGACATCTTTAAGTCCATCTTATATAAATTCTCAAATAGCTCTTGTACAAGGAGCCATAGCAGATAAAATGGCTAATCCCAATTCATGTAATTATGTAAATTACTTGAATTCTATACAACTGGATATGACTACTATTACTTCAACAACCTCTTGTTAATGACACTAGATAAAATATATTTATCTGAATTAATAACTCTTAGAGATAATCTCAATGAAATACTTGGGAATAAAGGTGTTATGTTATTAAATTCCAGAAAATATAAATTTAGAGGATTAGATGATTTAAGGGATCAACTAACTAATTTAGAAGCACAAAAAGATATATTAGATAATCTAATAGATTTTAATAGAAATGTGGCTTTAAATAATTGTAATACTATAACTAGTATACCTAATATTACAGTTACCAGGCAAGATAGAAGTACTTATATTACTAATAGAACTGAACAAGTACTTGGTTTAGTAGGTGATAAAGTGAGAATTAGAAGGTGTGATACTATACCATTAGAAGCCTATAATTATTACTATGAAATAGAATCAGATATTGATAGTGGTCCTACTACTATTAATATTGATGGATCTGATATACCAGTTGGAACAGTTTCAAATTTTCTGGATTTTGTAGCTAAATTACAAGTAATATTACCAAGATATCCTGGAATAGAATTAGTTTCATATGAAGATGGAATAGAATCTTCTCTTAACTTAGCAAGTAATATTAACTTATTAGGATTAATTACATTTAATAGTTTACATTCAGTTCAACCTGAAATAACTACAACTACTATTACTCAAACAAATTGTAATTTTATATATGATGATTATATAATATCTCCAAATTGTTACCAGACAATTATGAATATAAATTATATTATATCAAATATAAAAAATACTTTTAATACATTAAGTTCTATAAATATCTAATTTAATTTTAATTTAAAATGGCACTTACACCTTATAGTTCTACAGTTATATATGATGGACCTACAACAAATGATGGTTGTATAACCATATGTCAGTATTCTAGTTTAAATGATGTACTAGGAACTATTCTTAGTTCTATAGATCTTTGTTCTTTAAATTATAACTGTATAACACCAGTAACAAAAAAACTTCCTGATGTAATACAAGCTATTTTAAATAACTTATGCTCTTGTACAGTTAAGGTATCTCCAACTGATACTTGTTGTGACTATCTAATTAATAAAATCACAAGTCTGGATGGTTCTATATCTATTAAGAAAAATACAAATATTCATATATATGGAGCAATTCTATTAGCTAATGGAGATGATGGCCAGGTTATACCTTCATATACTATACCAGGAGCAAATGCAACATGGATATTTACATCAAGTCAACTAACATATACTGAAACATTTCAAATATATATAGACAATACACTACATAACTTAGGTCCTATAACAAGTACACCTGGATTATTAGCTGCTCTTAATGACTTAAATCTTGGAACATTTACTATTGTAGGAACTACTATTAGTGTATCAAATATTAATTGTGAAACTATAGATCTATCAGTAACTCCTGTAAATATAACCTATCCTAAAAGTGTATTATATTCTAATTTTACTCCAGTCTCTTTATCTAATGTAACTGGAAATTTACATGGATATACTTTACCAGTAAATACCTTAGTTAATAATGGAGATACTATTAATATTACTTTTTCTCTAACTAAAAATACTGGAGATAATCCAAGTTTTAATCCAACTTTAAAACTATATATTGGAAATACAGCTAATTTTACAACTATATTTATTCCAAATGGAACAAGTATAGTATATGCTTCTTATAAATTAATTAGAGTATCAACTACACAAGTTCAACTTACTGGTACATATTATACAGGTATAACTAATGAAGGACAAGGTCCTAGTGGAATATTAGTATCACAAACATTTATAACTATACCACTTTATAATGGTTCTCCTTATAATATTGGAACTCTATCAGTTACACCTATACCAATTCAATTAGAACTGGTTACTACAGATGGAGCCACAGTACAAAGTGATTTTTTAACTATAGAAAAACTATCAGCATAATGCCTGCATTTAATACACAAGAGGTTATAGAACTAACAAATATAGGAGGAACAATTAATCTTCCAGTAACAGATACTTTTACTCAATATACTATAGATGGTACTGAAATAGTATTATCAGGTAATTTAACCATTTCTACTACTGATATACCTAGTAATGGAGTTAGTTTTAATATATTATGGAATGGTAATGGATTAAACTTAAATGGCCATACTATATCTATTTTTGGATTAAGTTTAACTACTGCTCAAGCAGCAGGGAAATTTACTATAGATGCAAATTATCAGGGTGATTCTCTAGTTACTCAAATAAAACCTTCTTTAGATCAAACTGGTATTATAGATGGAAGTTTAATTACTGAAGGTACAATAACAAACTCTTTATTAAATGCTTCATTAAATACTAATATAAATACAATACAAGTAAGTTTTGAATCAAATGAACAATCAGATAATACAATTTCTATACCTTATAATTATACTATAACTAGTATATTTTATATTTGTACAAAAGCATTAGCTGGAACTGATAATGGAATTATAACTATTTCTACTGAAGAAAATGGAACATTAGCAACACTTACTCTAAGTCAGAGTCTTGCTATTAATAGTAGTGGTACACTAGCATTAACTGTACCTAGTCAACCTGCTAATACACAAATATCCTTTTCTACAAGTAAAACTACTCCAGGAGGAAAAGTATTATTATCTCTAACTATTGTAAGACTACCTTAATAAAAATATCTTAATAAAATTAAATATATACTATAATGTACTGTTATCAATGTAATCAAACATATAGCCCTTTAAGTTACTCTTGTAATAATAATATACCTAACTTATGTAATAGTTGTCAGCAAAATAATCCTATACCTTCTCCATGCCAATCATGTAGTGACTTAACATGCCTATCAACATATAATAGTGAATGTGTAGTATATAATGGAGATGGAATAAGTTGTTTATCAATACCTATAGTTACTGGACAGGGATTAAATGATGTAATAAATTCATTAGCTTCACAAATATGTTTAGCTCAACAAGGTGGTGGTTCTGTAACTAGTTTTAGTACTAGTAATTTAGTACCATTATTTATGGCTACTGTTGATACAGCTACTACAACTCCAAATCTTATTTTTGCTCAAATTCCACAAAATGCTTTTACTTTTTTTGCTGGCCCAGCAACAGGTACTCCTGATAATCCAACATTTAGGGATATTACATTTAATGATATAAGTGCAGCTATAGCTCAACCTGATATGCAGGTTGTATATGGAAAAACAACAGTTGGTATAGCAAGTGATGCTAATTTTATTTGGGATTATACTAACTTAAACTTAACTGTAGGAGATCTATCATCTGTAAAATGTCAAATGGCATTATCAATAGATAATATTATAGGAAGTGCTCAATTAGAGAGTGATCTTGGAACTATATCTGTAGTAGGAAGTTTAGGTACTTATACTAGAACACCTACAAATGGTATAATAGTAGATTCTAAAAATGGACATTATACTATTGGTAATCAGCTTAATGGTGGTACATATATAGATATAAATAATAGTACTGGTAAGGTAACATTTAATTTAGCAACTGATGGAAGTTTTGGTACAAATGCTTATAGTTTTCCTATAGGTAAAGCAACATCAGCTAATAGTGTACTAACAGATGTTGCAGGTAATGGTACTTTATCATGGCAAGTACAAACTGGTGCACCACAAACAGTTAAGATTACATTATCATCAGCTCAGTTTTTAGCTTTACATTCTTCACCAGTTCAAATAGTACCAGCGCCAGCAACGGGATATTTTACACAAGTATTAGCATTAGTAGTTAATTATCATTTTTTAACAGCAGCTTATGTTACTAATAATGGATTTTCTATAATATATGGTAATGCTCCAGATTTATATGCAGCAATTATAAATCAAACATTTACACAGCAAACATATTCTAGTAGTCAAGTAGTTCCAGTAGGTATAAATGATGCTGGACATACTACATTATCAAATCAAGCATTATACTTATATGCTGATGGAAATAATCCTACTACTGGAAGTGGAAGTTTTGATATTTATCTAACCTATTTAACCTTACCTTTATAATATGTCATGTACTAACTGTAATACTCCAATAAGTAATAATAGTCCCTGTGTAGACTGTGCAGGTCAATGTAAAGATACAATAGGTGGAACATGTGTAATATATAATGGTAATAACTCTACTTGTCAATCATATATTTCAGTTCCTGCTGGTTCAAATTATGATTATATTATTCAGTTATTACTTACTAAAATTTGTGATTTACAGCAAAGAGTAGTAAATTTAGGAGGATAATAATTCTAAAAATATTTATTATAAAATAAAATTTTGTTAATAAAAAAATTTAGATTATCTTTGTATCATGGAATCAAGATTAAAAGAATTAGTTGAAAAATTTGAGATTACTCCCTATTATTTAACTGTTCAAGTTGTATTTACTACTGATCTTCAAAAGACTTATAATAAATTTGCTAAACTTGGCCATGTTATAGAAGATGATGATATAGCTGATAGACCTGGTTGTGTTCTTCCAATAGATGATGATGCTGGTACTATAACAGTTTTATTTCCAGTTCCTGCAGATATTGATGATTATGCACATGAAATAGAACATATAAATATTGATTGTCTTCAATCAAGAGGTATCAATCTTACTGATGATAATTCAACTCAGGAAGCATATTGTTATAATTCTGGTTTTTTACATAAGAAGATTAATGAAATCATAAATTCACCTAAATACAAAAAAAAGTTTAATGTCATTAAACAAAAGTCTTAACAAACAAGTTACAGATTACCTGAATACACATCCAGAGAATTTAACTGGTGGATATCAGGAAATAGCAAATAAGTTTAAATGTAAGTATTCATTAGTAGAGCATATAGCTCGTAATATAAGAAATAGTAAAAAATATAGATTAAATAGTTCTAAAACAGTAATTAGCCTAGATAATAATACAAAAGAGGGAATACATATTTTAAGTGGTTGCTGGCATGTACCTTTTCAAAATAAGGAAATGCAGAAAGGTTTAATTAACTTAATTAAGGATTTAGGAGATAAAGTAGTTGGATTTCACTTACTTGGAGATATATTAGATTTATCTAGTTTATCTAAACATAATCCAAATGAACTAGGAATTCCAGGAATAACTCTTGGATTAGAATATAAAGAAGGTAATAAATTTTTAGATAGCTTTGAAAGTAATTTACCTTTTAATATAGAAAAGACATTTATATATGGAAATCATGAAGATAGATATTTTAGACATTTAAAAAATATAGATAATTCTAAATTTGCAGATGCTCTACCTTCTCCCACTCAAGCTTTAAATTTAAAACAAAGAGGATATAAAATATATGAAGATTGGAAAGAAGATTTTCATCAGTTAGGTAAATTACAACTCATTCATGGTGAATTTTGTAGTAAAAACCCAGCTAGAACCCATATAGATAAAATGAAGACATCAGTAGCATTTGTACATACTCATAGAGTAGATACATGTTTTGATGGTGAAAAAGCTGGATTTAATATAGGATGGGGAGGTGATTCTACTTCACCAGCTTTTAGTTATGTAAGTAGATTAATAAGAATGAATTGGATTAATGGTTTTGCATTATGTCATATAGATAAAGATCAAAATTATTATATACAAGTTATACCTATTTATAATAATAAATTCTATTATAATGGAAAACAATATTAAATATCATATAGGTTCTATAATAGAAGGAGATAAAATTCTTAGAAAGTGTAGAACTTGTAGAAATATAAAAGAACTTAATGAAGATAATTTCTTAAAAAGAAATACTGAAAATGGTTGGAGAGGAGATTGTAGAATTTGTTATAATAAGAAATCTAGAAATAAACAAGAACTATCCAAAAGAGAATTAGTAGTAGGTAAAAAATATAGAGATAAATATAAAAAAGAAAAACCTTTAGAAACTTTATTAAAAGTTGCTAGAGGTAATGCTAAAAGAAGATATAAAGAATTTTCTATTAGTATTGAAGATCTTAAAGAATTATGGACTCTTCAAAATGGATTATGTTTTTATACTAATGATAAAATGCTATTTAAATTAGGCTGTATAGATTCAGTATCTATAGATAGGGTGGACTCATCTAAAGGTTATACTAAAAGTAATATAGTATTGTGTAAGTATAAAGTTAATGTTATGAAAAATGATAGTTCAGTGGAAGAATTATTAAGTTTCTGTAAAAAAGTATTATCTACTAATCATAAATTAAAAATAGACAATAATGAGTAATATAAGTACCTATAAAGCTAAAATATATAAGGGTTCTTTACCTGAACAAGGATTAGAATACTGGACTAAACAAGATTGGAAAGATCATAGGAATTATGTTAAGAAATTAAAACTTTTAGGTGAGTATTTAAAAGAAGAAAAAAATCACTATTAGTTTAGTTCATAATCCAATACTTGATAAAGTTTTTACTAATAAAAATACTATTCCTACAATAAGTGCTAAATTAATGATTATAGATTTTGCTAATAATACAATAAAAGAGTTATGATCCTAACAGACAAAAAGGTATTAGTTGCAACTGGAGGTTTAATAGAATTACAAAAGTTTGCTCTTAAATTGGGTTTATTAAGAACTGCTTATTTTACTAAACCAACTCCACATTATGAACTTAAAATGCAAGAGGTAACCAGGGCAATAGATAAAGGTGCTATAGTTAAAACTTCTACAGAAATAGCCCAGGAATTAGGAGTTACAAGATTGAGAAATAATTCTAATGATCAAAGAATATAAATAAAACTTTTATGAAAACAAAAACAGTAAAAACAAAACCAAGGAAACCAGGTGGTCCTATGACACCTTCAAGACCTTCTAAAGGAATGCCTTGTTAAATTTAATTTAAATGAGTACAAATAATTATACCTATACTATTTCTGAGGCTTGTAATAACGTAAAGATGTTATTACAAGCCTGGAGTCAGGACTTTAAGCCTAATAATAGAGGAATCTATAATAGGCTTAAAAAGTGTAGAAATTTATTGCTAGCAAGAGAAAATCAAAAAGGTAAATTATTTAATAGTAATGCTATCCAACCTATTAAATGTATTGAATTTATACAAGTAGATGCTTCTACCTGTTGTAATATAGAAACAGGTACTATGCTTAGTAGATCTAAAAATAAGATACCTAAATTTTTGGATACTGGATTTGGAAGAAGGTCAATAAAAGCCTATACTATAGAATTTAGTAATAAGATAGACTTAATATCAGTAGATGAATTTAGTCAGCAACTTCCTCATAATAGGAAGTATGTTTTTCCTGCTCTGCAAGGATTTATATTTGATGACTATTTTTTTGTTGACTCAGATGATTTTTTTGGAGCTACATTAAATGGAATTCTTGAAAATCCTGAACAAGCAATAGATTTTAACTGTTGTCAATCTACTGATTGTTGTACTGGAGAAATAGATTACTGTCCTACTCCAATGTTAGAAAGAGAATTTAATGTACCTGGATATCTTCAATCTACTATTGAAAATATGGCAGCAGAAGAAATAGTAAAACTTTATAGATTTACTAAACAGGATACAGAGAATGATGCTAGAAATGAAACTCCTAAAAGCTAATGAGAGTTAAATTAGATTTTACTACATCAGATGCCTATAAAATTTGGAAGAAACAAAATCCTACTTTATCTGATAAGATTTCTTATAAGACTTACAAAGGATTAATAGGTGATGTTAATAATGCTGCTATTAATGATATGTATACTAATCTAGATGGTATAAAATTTCCATTTGGATTTGGTACTATTAATATTATTAAAAAGAAGATGGTTATAACAGATGATGCTAAATATTTAAGGCCTAACTGGGCACTTACTAGGAAGTTTAAAAAAATTATTTATCATCTTAATGATCATAGTAATGGATATAAAATGAGATGGAATTGGGATAGAACTATTTCCAAATATAAACATAAAAAGTTATTTATTTTTGATGCTATAAGAAGACATGATAGAGATCTTGCCAAATTAATATTGAATAATCACCAGGAGTTTTATATTCAAGCTTCTAAAGTATATTAAGATCAATGCCTGCACAATTAGACTATGCTAGTCTGCCAGATTTAATAAATAACCTGGCAGCTACCTATAAGAGAGTAGAAGATGAAAATCCTTTAAATAAACAAGATGCCCTTGATTGGGGCATTGATTGTTTAAGACAAATAGGAGGACAAGTATATACAGAGATACCTGGTTTAGTATTAGAAGTATGGGGAAATAAAGTTAGAGTTCCTCATGATACTCAATTAATAAATGGTATTTATGATATTAGGCATATTCCTAATAATAATTTTAATGATCATTGTAGATTACATCCTCTACAACTAGTAGATGGAATAAGATCAAATCATATAGATGAGTGTTCCCCTAATATAGACTGTTTATATCATGAAACAGTATCTATTAACTGGCCATACCTCATTACCTCTTTTCATGATGGAAAAATACTTATTGATTATTTTGGATTTAAGTTAGATGAACATGGTATTCCAATGTATCCTGATGAAGTATCTATAGCTGAAGCTTTAAAAGCATATATACTTTATAAGTGGCTTTATGAACCTTTTTTAATTGATAATATTAAAGGTGACAAATTTCAATATCTTGAACAAAAGAAAAACTATTATATACAACAGGCAAAAAATTATATGAATATGCCTGATGTTTTAGAAAGTAAAAAAATGGTTAGAGAAGTTGATAGAAGGTATAGGAGATTTAGAATTCGTAAATAATGGCTAAACAAGAACAATCTGAACAGGTATCAGAAAATGTATTAAGTACAGGTGGATTAGATCTGGATTCAAGTCCTTCTTATGTAAAGGAAGGAAGTTATACTTATGCATTAAATGCAATAATATCTAATTTTGATGGTAATCAATATCTTCTACAAAATAACTTTGGTAATGCTTTATGTCTTAATCTACCTACAGGATACTATATAAATGGTAACTGTATAATAGATAATGATAACAAAATTCTATTTATAGTAAATCCATCTAAAGGATTTAGTGGAATAGGTATTTTGAATAGTAATTGTACTTATACTCCACTTATACAAGATAATACTTGCTTAGGTTTTAGTATAACAAATCAAATACAGGCTGAGTATAAAGCAACTTATAATTGTGGTAAAAATGTATATTGGACAGATAATTTAAATCCAAGAAGATACCTTAATATAGAGAAAATACCATATACAAATTCTTCAAATATAAGTGATATTAATTGTGATCAACTATTGGTTCAGCCAATTATTCAATTACCAACTATAACTTATTATGATATTAATGAAGATGGAATATTAATAGCTGGTGATTATAAACCATTTATACAATATTCAGATATTAATGGAATAGGATATACTGATTGGTTTGAAACTATTAATGAAATTCCTATATTTAAAAGTAATATAGGTGGACCATTTGTAAGTATAGAAGGATCTCCTCCAGGAGAACAAACTACTAAAGGTATTAATTTTCAATTTGGTATTTTAGATACTAATTTTCAATATTTTAACCTTGGAATAATATCTACTATACAGGGAGTTACTACTGCAAGTAAGATAATTACTTTACCAATAGGAACTACTAATTATATTTATAGTGGATTAGAAGTATCTACATCTATAACTTTAGATGAAGTTCTTGCTGAAAGTACTACATATACAACAGCTAAAACAGTTTGTCAATCTAATGGTTACTTAATATGGGGAAATCTTACTAGTAATAAGGATCCTAATTTTCAACCATTAGCAAATAATATACAAATTACCTGGCAAACTTCTCAAGTACCAGCTTATTATTCATTATCCAACTTACAATATCCACAGACAACTACTTATAATCTTGGATTTATGAGAGATGAAGTATATGCTATTGGAATAAGATTATTATATACTGATGGTACAAAAAGTTGTACTTATCATATACCTGGAAGAGGTTTAAATATTAGAGCAAATGGTAATGGATTTGGAGGATTAACTATAGATCAATATGGCCAACCTATAATTGATGATCCTGAAAAAGGAGTATTGTGGGATACTACCCTTATAAATGTTAATAGTGATAATAGTATACCTTATAATCCAAGATGGCAAGTATATAATACAGGAACACTAGATGGTACTGTATCTACATATAATCCATCATTTTATGGATCTCAATGTTATACATTTGGACAATGTTCTTATTGGCAATCTAATTTATTATATCCTTCAGATATAAATGTATGGGGCCCATTAGCAGGAACTCCTATTAGACATCATAAAATGCCTGATTGTAATATATGTCCATTATTTAATAATGATAATTCTACAGATGAACCTAAGTTAAATTACTTAGGTATTAATATAGATAATGTTATTATTCCCACTAATAATCCAGATTATGAAAATGTAGTAGGGTGGGAAATAGTAGTTGGAGATAGAACACATAGTAAATCTATAATAGCTAAAGGCCTTACTTATTATACTTATAATATGGTTGATGCAGGTACCAGTTCTACTTATACTATACCATCACAGGTATATAATGATATTGGAGATGGTAGTAGTATAACCTGTAGAAGTACACAAGGATTAAATAAGTCAATATTTCATTTCTTTTCTCCTGATACTACATTCAAAAATCCTAATATTACTGCAGATACATTAAAATTTGAAAGTGAATTCTATGGTAGTGCAAATCAGGTAGTTGGAGCTATAGCTAATGTGGCTTTTAATACTAATGTAGGAATTTTTAATGAATGTTCTGGAATACAATATACTAGTGTTAATAGAAATATAACCACTTCTACTTATTTACTTTATAATAGTTTAACAGCTCAGGGAGCTGCTAGTTATGCCTGGTTAATGGATAAAAGTGAAAGTTGTATTGGTATACAAGTAAATTCAAATATATTAAATCCTATAAATCAGGATCATTCTAATACAGATATGAACTGTAATATTGGTAGTTCTCCAATATCAGTTTATTATGCAGCATTAAAGCTAACAAATATTAATCAATATGGCACTATTGATAGTATTAGTTATATTTCTAAAGCATTAACACAAAGTATTAATAATACTTTTTTACACTGTGTATTTGGAGGAGATACATTTTTAAGTAATTATGCTTTTCATAGAACACGTCCATATAATACTAATACAACAGGTACTGATAATGGTATAAGTATAGCAGATCTTGGTAGTAATATTAATACTGATCTTACTACAATACCATTTAATGTAAATAGTTCATGGGTAGAGTCAAGTATTAATACTGAATTAAGATATGCAGGTACTAGTGGATATGATACTTTCTATCCTTATTGTACAAATAATAGAGGAGATTGGGGAACTGCAGCATGGGGATTTCAGGCTCTTAGACCTGGTACAAGTAATTTTCAGGATAACTTTTGGTTATATAATACTGATTATTCTACTCAGAATATAAGTAAATATATTTGTACTCAACCAGCAGATTTTGATCCTAATGCTTGTTTACCACATTACAGTACAAGAGCTATATACTCTCCTCAGTCTCAACAAGAATCTAAACAAGATTTTTGGTTATTATATCCTGCTCTTAATTTTTATGATTTTCCAAAGAATAAAGGAGAATTATGGAATATTAAAAATATGAATAGAGATAAAATTCTATTTCAATTTGAAAATACTGCATATATAATACAAGGTTCTGAAACTATTCAAACTAATCAGGAAATTGTACAAATTAGTACTGGAACATTATTTCAACAAGATCCTAAAGAAATGAATTCTTCTGATGTGGGATATGGTGGGACAAGAAGTCAATGGTCAACTCTAGGAGGGCCTGAAGGAGTTTTTTATATAGATGATAAAAGAAATAAAATATACTTTTTACCAGAAATATATAATACATACACACTTCCTAAATTAGAAGAAATTTCAGATTTAAGTTTAAAGACATGGTTTAATAATAATCTTAATTTAAATCTATTAACTTCCTTTCCTAATTTTTTACTATTTGATAATCCAACTAATCCTGATGGTATAGGATTTACATCTGTATATGATAATACTTATGATCTACTCTATATAACTAAAAGAGACTATTTACCAAATATTAGTGGAATAACTTGTACAGATGGACTTACATTTACTTATAATAATAATATAGTTAAATTATCTAATCCTGATTATTTCATAAATAAGAGTTGGACATTATGTTTTAGTCCTACTACTAAAAAATGGATATCCTGGCAATCATTTATTCCTAATGGATATTTATATCAGGCTAATAATTATCAGACTATTAATAATACAGGTAGTAATTCATCTATATGGAATCATAATATACAAGGATTATTTAGTAATTATTATGGAGTTCAGTATCCTCATATTATCGAATATGTATCTAAAATTAGTCCACTAAGTTCTAAGAAAACTTCTTTACAATTTATAACAGATTGTTATGATTACTCTATAGATCCTAATTATCCTTATGATGATAGATATACTACTTATGATAAAGCTGTAGTTTATTCAAATGAACATTGTACAGGTTATCTTAATCTTTATCATCAGGATGCAAATAATCTATCTACTATTAATAACTTTCCTATTACTAATACTGGATCTATAAATACTCCTCTTGAAAAAGTAGTAAATATATGGAAATTTCATGATTTATGGGATAGATCTGCTAATAGAAGTATTAATAATCCTCTATTTACTACCCAGTGGTCTAATCCAGATTATAAACAACAATATCCTATAGATAAGGTTGTAAATAATAATGCAATCAACTATAATAAGGAATGGTTTAATATAAGAAAAATAGATGCTGCCTGGACTAAGGTTAGACTATTTTTTAATAATTCTACTAAGAAACTTATAACAAATCTCTTTATTTCACGTGAAAATATAGATAAGAGATAACTTGGATTCTATAATAAAATTTTGTATCTTTGCAAAAGTTACTAATAACTATTATAATAATAATTATTACAATCATGCCAAATTGGTTAGATTTAACAAATGCTGAAGCAGATAAAATAATTAAACCAACTACTGACTGGTTAGATAAAACTACTAATAAGTCTAATTCTAGTTCTAGTTCAAATATTAAAATTATTGATAATAGAAAGATTAATCCAGTTACTAATAAACCTCTAAATTTAAATAGAGATCTTAAAACAGGTAACTATGATAGAAGTACTATACAGGATATAGTACAAGCTGCTAACAAGTGGCAAGTTGATCCATATGAAGCTTTAGCAGTTAGTTTACAGGAAACAGGTTTAGGTAAGGCAGATACAGATGGAGATCTAAGTCATGCAAAAAGTTATAATTTAATTGATTCAGGATTAAGTGAACAAGAAATTAATTCTATGACTCCTCAACAAAAGGAAGCTAATAGATTAACTTATGCATTAAGTGATAAATTAAAGTATGCTCAAAAGTTAGGTTATAAAGATCCTGCCTCTCAAATTCAGGCTTATAATGGTTATGGTAAGCTTTATACAGATGCTGATAAAACTTATTATAATGGAGAGAATAAATCTTTCTATGGAGTTGATGTTAGTAAACAACCTTTGGATTTAAAGAAGAATCCAGCTTATGGCAAAACTATATTAGCATTAGTAGATATGTTAAAATCTAATAAAGAAATTAATGATATGGTTACTCCTTTTAAATTTACAAGTAATTCAGCTCCTTCTACATTAACTGGTGGAACATATGATGTAGGTACTACAGGTAGTAAATATAATAATGGAGGTTGGTTAAAAAATAATTGGTTAGATATTATATAGTCATAAAATATATTATGAATGAAATCAAATGCATTAAAAGTTATAAATAAACCTATTAGCACATTTAAAGGACAAAATACATTACATCCTATTGCTAAAAATTTAGGTTATCCTACAAATGAAGCTTTCTATAATCATTATCCTACACAGGATAGTTATCAGAAAGCTATGTTAAAATATGGTGGTAAATTACCTAAATATACTGAAGGAGGAGATCAATCTGATTCTTATGATAATACACAAAATGTTACTTCAGATATAGCAGGAGGATTAAATACTGCTGAAGCTGGAGTTGCAAGTGTTGCTGGAGTAGCTATTCCTGGATTAGGACCTATTATACAGGGAGCAATGGCTATTCAAAAAGGAGAAGCTAGTGTGATAGGTAATACTGCATCAAATAGTATTAATAAGAATTTAAGTAGAAAGTATGCAGGATATGGAGATACTTTAAAACCTGCTATAGATAATTATAGTAATACTCTAAATAAAGATTTTCAACAAGATTCATCCTTAGGTATCATTGGAGATGGACTATTAATAGGTCAATATATTAATGCTAAAAAGGAATTTAATAAGCAGAAAGGAATAGCTATGGAAGTTAATAGTGAAAATGCTGTTTCTAATGCTACTCCACAATTTCAAGGTCAGGGTTTAGCTGGATACAAACTAGGAGGTAAAATTATACAGTATATTGATCCTAATCTTAATTATAAGAATGGAGGTAAGATACATATTAATCCTGCTAATAAAGGTAAGTTTAATGCACTTAAAGCAAGAACAGGAAAAAGTACAGAGGAGTTAACACATTCTTCTAATCCTTTGACCAGAAAGAGAGCTATATTTGCTCAAAATGCATCTAAGTGGAAACATGCTGATGGAGGATCATTAGACTTAGATAAGTATACTGGACCAACTCATGAACAAGGAGGTATACCAGTTAATGGTAGTGGAATGCCAGTATCAAGAAATCAAGCATCTTCTGAGGTAGAGGGAGGAGAATCAAAGTATGGAGATTATATATTTTCTAATACTTTAGGTATAGATAAATCTGGTTCACCCACACACCAAGCATCAAAAGTATCCAGCACTTTTAGCGATCTTGCTAAAAAAATAGATAAAAAGTATGGTTCTAAAGAAGATGCTATTTCACAAAAGACAAAAGAGTTTGAATTTAGCAGGTTACAATCTATGAATGATACTGCTAAAGCTAATAAAGAAGCTGCACAGGTAAATAGAGTAATAAAAAAATATGGTGGATTACTGGATAAATATATGTTTGGAGGAAATCTAGAAAAATATCCTGATGGTGGTGATATATTTACTGGAGGAGGAACAGATGGATTAGACTATTTAAATAATCCAGATAATATTGGAGTTCCTATTAATACTCCTTCAACTCCTAATATTCCAGATGGAGTTGACCTGGGACAAGGTTATGGTGTTACTTCTGCAAATGCTGGATATAGAGAGAACTCTGATATTCAACCACTTAATTCCCAAGTATATGGAGTAACAGTTCCAGAAACAACTAATCCAGTATTAAATCCATTACCTACTAATACACAGGGAACTCCTGGTTCAGGTGCAGGTACAGGATTTAAACCAAGTGCATCAGATATAAGTAATTATATAGGTCCAACAGTACAAGCAATACAAAGTTTATCACGTGATAAGAATTATTTACAAAGTAATAAAAATAATTCACGTGTGAATACATTACTTAGTACTATACCTACTAAATATGATATTTCTGCAGATCTTTATGAGAATCAAAGATCTACATCTGCTTTACAGAAAGCTAATAGTTTACAAAATCCTAGTGTTGCTGCTTCTGCAAATAGTCAGCTCTTATCTAATAAATTGTATGGAGATAATAAACTATTCCAGGAACAAAATAATTATGAAACTAATGCTACTACTAATAAATTAGAAAAACAAGCTGCTTATTTGGATAAACAAGGTACTGAAACTGAAAGTTATAATCATCAGTATAATGTTGAAAATAATCAAGATGCTGCAGCTAGAAGGACTATGTTTAATAGTGCTCTTAGTAATGTTAATACAATTAACAATCAGAAGACATATAATAATGAAACTGAAAATCTTATAAATAATTTATATAAGAATTATCAGTTAGATCCTAATAATAGATTATCATTTAAATTTGTACAAGGAGCAAATAGTCAAGGAATACAATTTCCTCCAGGTAATTATTCATCTGCTAAACAAGGAACTGTTTTAACGGATGTTAATGGTAAAAGATGGATATTTGATGGTACTGGTAATTTTAAACCTACAAACTAATGGCTGGAAGATTTGATACATATATACAGTCTGCACCTCAGACTCATCCTTATGAATTAGCATTACAAGTTGGTGCTAGTAAACAGGCAGGCTATGATACTGAACAACAGAATCTTGCTAATACATTAGATACATTAAAACAGCAAACTTTTTCAGCTTCTAATATAGAAGATAAGTATACTAATGATATTAATGATTTAAATG